TACTGTGGAAAATTCAAGTTAAGAGCAGGCTTAAGCTTATCAATCCAGTACCCCTCTCGACATATCAACATATCTTCGTCGCATAACTCAATAACCGAGAATTCAAAACTTTCACATCCGTATTGATGCCACGCGTTAGTCAAAAGATAATTGTGGTGATTGCTAGAGCTAAGTTGCTGACGGTGCTGTTTCAAGCGTTTATTAATATCACCGGTTCGTCCAATGTAGCGATCGCCTGTAGCGATGCAGGTAATGCAATAGATTCCGCTAGATGTTGTCTCTTTACTGATGGACTGGAGATCAATCATCAAAGCCAACTCCTAAGTCAATGCCTAGAGCCTGTTCAAATTTGCGAAGATTTTCAATTGATAACGCTCCCTTTAGAGTTTCCTTTTCAACGTCATACCAATAAGTGCGCGATACACCAACCTCACGACATATCTGCTCTAAAGACTTGCGGGAATCTAGTCGAGCCTGCTTTATGCGCTCCCCCATTCCCTCAATTTCAATTTCTTTGATTTGCCTAATTCGCATTTTACTAGTTAGCACACACTCACCTCTATAGAGTAAATCGTTAACTATTAGTCCTAGCATACAATACTAATTAATAGTTGACAAGTTATAAACTACTAGTGTACATTAGTAAATATAGAGAAAGCGCCCCGGTCTCGCAAACTTAAGCGCCTCTCCATCCACGTTATTCATGGAGAATTCCATTATGGCACAAAGCCAAGGAATCCTTGAGTCTCAAGCGATCGCCCTAGAGCCTTACAGCGCCAAGCCTGGGGAAAAATCCACACCTGAACAGCTATTTAAATCAACCGCGCAGTCCATCGACTTTTGGTTATCAGTTGCCAGGAAGCGGGAAACGATGCCAGCTAAAGACTACCTTGCCTACTTGGATAGTTTTGGCTGGAGTCGTCGCAACGCTTTGCCTTACGTGAAGCTTGCCGACTTTATCCGAGAGCATTTGCCCCTTCGGATTGGGACGATCGCCAAGCTAGACATCAGAACCCTGTTAAAACTCCCCCTACCCCGCTATGCCCCAATTGTTGAGCAAATCAGGACGGGAGAGCCAACCCAAGCCCAAATTACAGAAGCAATTAAAAAGCTACCCACCAACAAGCGGGAGACATACAAATCAGTTGAGGAGAAAAAAGACGAGGTATTTGGGGTAAACCTTACCAAGGCGACTGATGAGATTGTCAGTGCCACAGCCCAAATGCTAGGACTCTCAAAGCAGAGAGCCATAGAAGAGAATTGTAAGTTAGTGCAAGAGCTAATGAAGGGTGTCGATCCGGTTGCTGCGATCGCTAGATTTAAACAGCAATTCCTCACCCATCAAGAACCCCCCGTGAAAGCAGATGTTGAACTCGAAACAGACTTTGAACCTTGCCCTGTGCAATGGCATCACGAAGGCGAAATCTACGCCTCATGGGTGAATAAGGTAGAAGACGATAACGCCCTACTAGAGGTCAACGGGGCGGTTTACTCAGTGTCAATGACACTGGTAAAAAAGATTGACATTAACGCTATTAAAGAGGAGATTAACGACCATAAAAAGTTGTCCTATCCCTACCAGCAGTTGTACATCAATGCCGTAAATGCAAAGCAAGAATACATCACTTTGCAGGCGTTACCCGAAGGCGATAAAACTTACGATTCTGTTTTGAAGCAGTACACTCGCTGGATGTCTTGCGCTGAAAGTGGCGCTAGAAGAGATGATATTTGGTTCGACAGGAATGAGCTAGAAGAACATTTGAGGCTAGTTCTTGTCCCTGGTGGTGAGGATTTGATTGCTGATGTCGCAAACGAACCCAGATTTAAGCGTAAGGAAATAAAAACATCTTTTATCGAAGCAATGTATTCTGGTGTTCCCGATGTTCCTAGTTTGGAACAGCGATTGAAGGATGCCGACGACTGGGATGAAATCGCATTGCTTGTGAGGTGCAACAACAAGACTTTGACCCAAGCTATGGAAACTTGGACAACTGAAGAAAGGGAACTGTTGACAAACAAGCTGGCAGCGTTCTTGGAAAATAGCTTTACTTCAGCCATCCAAGACAAAGAACTTTACTGGCTGCACCATATATCACTAGCTAAAGCATTGACCAAATTAGAGTTTGAAGTTCATGGAAAAGTGTGCAAGTTTCATAAGTTTACTGACTACGGAACAGTTGAAGAATTGTGGAGTTTTAAAACTGAGCTTGGTGAATCTATAGTTGTACCTCGCAATGAAGTCAAAGTATTTAGGTTTTAGGATGAACCCAGAAATAAGAGAAGAACTGCGCCAAATTGTAGCGGAGTTCAAAAAGCCACTTCCCGCATTTGTCCACGAATTCCGGGAAATACCTGGCAGTAACAAAAAATGGGTATTTCTTCCGTGGCAGACTATCCGTGAAAGGTTAGATGAGGTTTATCCAGAATGGATGTCGGATTATTCCGAAATTCAGTATCTGGATAACAACGCAATTTGCCGATGTGCAATAACAATTCTAGGAATTAGAAAAGAGGCGATCGCTTGTGTGCCGATTTCGGTTCTTAGCAGTAATGGCAAGGAAATGACCAGAGGAAACCCACCTGATCGACTAGCGGCAGAAGCCCTGAAGAATGCAGCTGAAGCTTGGGGCATCGGTCGCTACCTGGATGATCAGGCTTTTACGATTGCTTATCTTTGGGATCAAATGCACAAACTTGATGATGCCGCCTGTGGAGAGGTTCGGCGGCTTTCTGAGCAGTACAAGCTCACATCAAAGCTAGCGAGTCCGGCGCAGCCAAAGGTAATAAAATCGGCATCCCCTGCGACTTCAAAGCCTATCTTGATTAGCGATGAGCAAAGGAGGGAATTATGGGCGATCGCTCGTAGTGAATTGAAATTAAAAGATGAGGTAACTAAAGATGTAATAGTAAAGCTTGGGTACAAATCAACCAATGAAATCCCTCTCGATAAATACAAGGCGGTAATTGACAAATTACGAGAATATACCAAAAGGACTCTATCGCCTGTTGTCACAAAATAATAAACTATCCCTTCACTAGATAGTTAGACTTCATTCCCTGAAAATATCAAACCTCCCTCGCAGTGGCGAAGGGAGATTTCCGTGCGCTCTCTAAACCAAGGAAATAATTATGCCTACCACTATCACAAAACCTGCTACTACCAAAAAAACACCATCACCTTATAGGAGACTTCATGTGATTGTGCCGATTGAAGATATGCTTTGGGCATCAAGCCAGAAATCATCAGTAACGCAATTGTGGCAGGAATGCTGGACTTCAGACCCTTATGGTTCGCGCTGGATGCCCCTTTCAACAAACCTTGGTTACAGTACTTTTATTCAAGCCAAGAAAGTATTGTCCCAAAGTGGGTTGTTCATTTTCAAACCAGACAAGTCTACAAGTGATGGACGCGAAACCGTAGGTTGGGTTGTAAGAAATGTGCATGGTAGTCGCCAAAAAGAGTTCTGGGAATTAGGTTCTAAAAACGAAGAATTGGATTCTACAAATCAAGAGCCAAATAGTAATTTTGAAGAGATAGATGCTGAAAATCAAGCATCTATCTCAGTTGAAACTCAGCCTGCAAGCGAAGTTCACGAACCCTCAGAATCATCTCACGAACACGTCACGAACTCTTCAAAAGAGTTCGTGACGTGTGAAACTTCTGCTTTGAACGAAGAGGCGATTGCACCCTTTGAGGGTGCAACGCCAACACCAGCTACTGAAGAAAATGTTGAATCAAGGGCTGAAGCTATCGCAACTAGGCGAAAGCTGAACCCAATGCGGCAGGAGAAGCTTAAAAAGGCTCAAAGGGATGCAGAGAATCCTGGTTTTGATTTCTTGCTCTCATGCTGGAGAAGCGACCCCACCTTGCGGTTTACCATCAAGAAGTTGCTGTTCGCATTTCCACAGTGGGGAATTGTTTGTGTTGATGAAGAATTGGTGAATGATAATTTAGTTCAGGAAAATTTTCCTGGGGAGTAAGCCGATTAGCATCGTAACAAGCAAGTAACACGAGAGTAACAGTGTTATCTATATACTTGACACATACCCTCTGAGGGTAGTAATATTAAAGATATGAACAACACAAATAACAATGAATGGGTTGGTGGCAAACAAGTCTACGAAGGCAAGAAAGAACCATCTAGTTCTGATGATTGGCTTGACGAGTTTACTGACGATAATCTGGGATTTGATGTAAATCCTGTTGGCTGGAAACCAAAAAGCAGAGTAGTTCAAAGGGAGGAAGAAGATGAGAACAATTTTTCTTAAAGATGTAATTGATTTTGAAGAAGCCGCGCGACAAATATCTACTCGACTTCCTGATATACAAATAGAAAAAATTACACAAGGATTTCAAAAGTTCTTTTGGGCAGATGAGAGATCAGACTTTTGGTATTACTCGGTAGAGAACTGCCAAGAAATCATTGCAGAAATGCAACAGCAATTTGTTGAAGATGAGAGCAATGAGACTTACTTTACTCTTGCAGGAATCACAGCTAAATCTTGCGGATTGGAGTTGATTAACGAGCCATCAGAGATTAACTATTCGTCTTGGATATCATGACCCAAAGCGATGAATTACTCAAGATAATAGATAATGATCCAGCTAGGGCATATAGACTTCATACTAAATTACCTTGAGGAGCATGGATTACAAAAAACGAGGCAAGACTTTGCAATAGAAAAAGAATATTCTTGCTCTGAGGAATTAGAACATTTGCTTTGCAGGCTGAAGTTGTCAATCATAGAAATACACAAGTAATCAATGAATAACCACCCTAAAGAATTAGTCGAACTTTATCGTAAGTTTTACCGCGCTGACAGGGATTACAATCCCTCGGCTACAAAATGTGTTCAGCCAGTGTATGACTCTTGTGATATTATTTGTCGCGCAGACCCAGCGATTCGCTCACCTGAAATGCTAGTAGAGGCGATCGCGGGTAGACTAGGGAAGCTCATGCGACAAATTCATGCCAACGGCGCACTTGGTAGGTGGGTAATCTCAAACCCAGAAGAAGAAAGAGTTGCTATTTTAGGATTTGCCCAGTATTTAGTCAACGATGTTTTCTACGGTAGCTTTAACGGTGATCTAGGTCGATTTATGGGCAAGCAACGTGGCTACATTGAGGATACTTGCGAATTCCTTTATAGGATCGCTCAAGACGAAGAAAATAAGAAGAAGGCTAATGCGTGATACTTCTGCTAACAAGCTTCAATTATTAGCCCCAGACTTACTACAGGGCAAAATCCCTAATCCTTGCCCCATTTCTGCTCAACGGGCGATCACAATCCTCCAGATCCTCCAAGACGGAGAATGGCATACATCAACTGCAATCGCCATTGAATTGGAGCTAACACCCAAGTATGTCGCAGATATCTTACGCACTTGCAAGGACGCTTGGGAATTAGCATCTCATACCCGCAATGGGTGGATGCTGCCTCAAAAACATTCAGTAATTATTGTTTGAGTGGATATTCAAATTCATCAATTGCCTTGCCTCCCTATTCAACGTAAATCAGAGTTACCTAAGATATCCGCAATATATTTTTTCCTCTCAGGTTCTCAAGTACTTTACGTTGGAAAAACAAACAGTTTGCGCCGTAGGTTTTTGTTGCATCACAAAACTATCCGTGCGAAACAAGAGTATTCTGATATCGTAATTGCTTGGATGGAGTGTGAGCCTAAGATTCTAAGCCAAACAGAAAAATACTTTATCGGCAAGCTCAACCCTCCACTTAATATTCAAAAGCACAATAATACTAGAGGTGATTCTCATGCGTTAATTAACATAACTTTGTCTGTATCATCACAAGAGAAAATGGTGCTAGAGAACATTGCTTTACACTTTGGGCAGACATGGGGAGACGATCCAAATATTTCCAAGCTCATGCGAGCGATCGCAGATGGACAATTAAAGGTTTGCTGGGGTGATGATAGCGAAGCGTTAGCGGGTACTCCCGCGTCGGAGTCGCCAATGACAAATCAACAGCGCAGTTCTATGAAGGCTGCGATCGCAATGATCCAAGAAGGGTTGAGTAAGCTGATAAGAGTAATTTGAATAAGAATGGAACTAATTGCGGCAGAGCGAACAGTTGATTATCCCTATCTAAGACTAGTTTCTGAGAATCAGGTATGGGAACTTGGCATCGGACAATTAACTGTATATGGTGACTTTCAAGTAGTTGCAGGAATTGTAGGATCTCAGTCATTTGAAGTCACTTATTACGCTGGTCAGGATAGAGGCATGGCACTAGGAATATTAGCCCAGGTACTGATAATTATGGTTGCGATGCCAGAGTCTATTTCCTATAGCGACTTTAGAAAAGCTTTCCCGCCACAAGAAAAAATACCAATGATTAATGATCCTAAATGCTGGGAAGCGCTATCTAATACTGCAAAGCTTGTGACTCCAGAAAACTATCAGATGGTTTTAAGGCTCCAGGAAAATTTTCCTGGAGTTGAAAAGTCGCCAGTCAACAAAAAACCAGCTCCCTGAAAGCTGGTTGAGAAAGAATGGCTAACGAATGCAATGCTAAAAGCTAATAAAAATTGTGAATTTATTGATCGTGCGTAAAACCTCATCCCCTTGTGGGTGAGGATGTAAGCGCGGTTAAATTAGGGGGCATCGAACCCCCTAATTTAACACTATCCGCGTTGCTTCTGAGTATACTCCATGTGTTTCGGGAAATTCTGTTTCCTAGTTACAAGCCCCATCCCCTTGTGTAATGAACGTTGTAGACGTTATAAACGACATAACACAAGGGTGGGGTAGTTGACTTAGACACAGACAAGCTAGCAAGTTTAGTTAGAAAAAAGCGTGGTAGCCAAGGGCTGCGGGAAGCATCACAAGAAAGTAAGATTAGCGTTTCTACTCTTTCGAGAATCGAGAATGGCAGCCTCCCAGACATGGAGACTTTTGATTTATTGTGCGATTGGTTAAAAGTGCCGCCGTGCTTGTTGTTTGCCAATACAGAAGACATTCAACCAGATACGTTTGAAGCCATTTCCTTTCAAATTCGCTCTGATAAAAACCTTGATAAAGCAACTGCTCGCGTCTTACTGGCTTTGATAAAAGCGGCATACCGCGATCTAACCCAAAAGTAGTAATTATCCAGTCTCAAGTTGTCCTCGGATTTCCGAGGACAACTTTTGGTAATATTTTGATGATGTTCAAAGGTGCGCTTTATATGGAAATGCAGGTTACAGTAGCCGATAGGGTGGACGTCAAAAGCGTCATGGCTGCGCTAAAGATAGGAAAAACTCTTTTCTACGATACCTATACAAAAGATTGCCAAATTACCCCTACAAGGATAGGCAATCAGTCCTATATATTAGGATCTGAATTTGAACTCTTGCAGGCTTATCATTTGGCAAGAGCTGCGGGTAAAGCGGAAGCAGCCGAATTTTTAGAAAAACTGTTCGCAAATGATAGCGAACAGTTAGACAATAAAACGTCACCAATTGACAAAATGCTTGCTCTATCTAAAGATTTTGTCCTTTCAACAATTTATCAAAAATTGTCAATGAGGTTAAAGGTTCTTGAGGAATACGCCTCTTCACCTCACGCTAGATTATCAACAATTGAGTTAAGCCAGATATTGGAACTAAGCCCCAGCACCTTGTACAGCCACAAAGAATATTCCCGGTTGGGCTTTATGTTTCGCCGCGATCGCCAAGGTTGGCAAGTTTCAATTCCTGCTGCCAATGACACAAACTTAGCCTTATTAAAATGAGTATAAATGTTTGGAAAATTATCGACCAGGGCGTTCTTCCTGATGGTCAAAAACATGAGGTCAACACTTATATTGTTGTTGAAGACAATTTCCACGATCGCCAAAATAATGAGTACATTTTGATTGCCTCAGAACCTTTGTACAGAGAGGATGTTGAGCAACTTGTTGCGGGAGAAGTGGAGCTAATAGACTTTGAATTAGCTGAGGAATACGCCGATGATTATTCCGAAGCAGCTTGGGAAGCAGCTGAGAAAATACCTGAAGAGAATTGGCAATTGATTTTGGAAGACAACGACTTGGATTAGTTAACTATCTCGGACAGAGTTGCAAAAAACTCATCAACCGGGCTGCCCACTATCTCTAATATTTTGCGCCCAGGAATCAATACTAAGTCAATTCCTTGGAACGATTTGACGAATACATTGTTAGAACCAGGTTCAGTTTTAACTTGATGGCATATAAAACACTTGTAGTATTCAATGCTTATTACTATAAATTCTGGTGATCTTTTAAAGCTTTGCTTGTGTTCTTCAATTTTCCCTTCAACTGTCTGAATAAAGCGATCGCAGTGTAGAAATTGTTGTTGTTGCATAAAGTGCCTGCTATTATAGAAACTGCTTTGTTAATAACAAAAATCAAATAAGTTTTTCTTAAATATGCAAGGACAAAGAAATTACGTTTCTGCTATTGAACAAGGACATTACGAACTTCAAGAAACTCCCCGCCTTTATGACGCTACTCGTATTTACTGGGAAAATGAGCTAACTAAAAGATTTTTAAGCAAGCATTTACCAAAAATAAGTAGTAGTGAAAAGATACGAGTTTTGGATCTTGGATGTGGGCCAGGACAAGGCTTTAAACTTTTGAGTGAAATAGCATGGAATGAAGGCTTGCTTCTAAATCACAGTATTGATTATGTTGGGCTAGACATAAATCAATCTATGATTCAGAAAGGACAACAGCTATTTGGTAACAATAAGAACGTTTCATTCATAAATCTTGATTTACGAAAAGGCTTAGATAGCCTTGATGCAGAAAGCTTTGACCTGTACTTTTCTTCTTATGGAACTCTTAGCCATTTGAGCGCAGACGAGTTGGACAAGTTGTTGCAAGACATTGTAGGGCATACAAATAGCCATAGTTTAGTTGTCTTAGATTTACTAGGACGTTGTTCTTTAGAATGGACAAGCCTTTGGGGTAAAGAATCAGTAGTCTGCGATTATACAATGAGTTGGTTATATCCAAAGGATGAAAGAGCGAAATTGGATATTGAGACGTTCCCTATGACTTTTTGGACGGGACAGGCTTTAAAGAATCTGGCTTCAAATAATCCTAACATTAAGATTCTAGATATTATGGATAGATCAATTTTAATGGGGCGACACATTGATACTGAAGAATATAGGCTAGGGCTTCAACCAATTCGTAGTTTAATTAATTCTTTGTTTGACCCTTCCCGACATACTAATTTTGAAGAACTAATTATCAATAAAAATATTGTCCCTAATTCAGATGAGTTAGGGATTAATCATTTTTTCTACAGCTTAATTAATGAGTGGAATACTTTGGTCGAGTTTTGTCAAGTCAAAGTTACTGGACAAGAGTACCCTAATTTATCTAATAATTTGTCAGCAAGATTATCTGCTCTTGAAAACGTTATTGAACTGACGAAGAGTACATATTGGAAAAGCTGCCAATTCTTGGGTGACTCTAGAGCCAGTGTCATTGAGCCACAATTAGCCTACTGCCTCCGCGATTTAGAAAATGAAGCACAGCCAGGGATTGGTATAGGGCATGGGCTATTGGCTATTTTGGAGGTTAAAAAAGCTGAGTGACATCTCCTCAACTAGAGCAGCTATTTGCTTTGATTGAGGGTTTTCCCATCCCGTACCTTTTGTGTATCCAGTGCTGGCATAGTTTGGATCATTCCAAGGCCCTGGAGGAAGTATTAAGCTAGCTGCTTTTTTTACAAAAGGTTTGGTTTTATCTACTGGGACAATGTGAATTGGTTGAGACAAAACCCAGTTTGCTAAATCCCAATCAAAATAGGGCATTCGTACATGGATATTGTATTCCCTAAATATACTTGAGAAAAGCTTGTGGTCATTCCACAAATACACCATATCTTTTAAAGCTCTAATTCTTTCATCTCTCCACATTTCGGCTTGCTTGTAGGGGTCAACTTCAATTTTTAATTCTTTATAAATACTACGAATGTTCCCATGAATGTCATCTTGTCCATGTCCATTAAAAATAGTAGTACAATCATAATCTGCGGCTGTCTTTGCAATTGCTAGATAGGTTATTGCAGCTTGATTATATTTGTTTGTCGGCCCTAGATATTCATATAAAGCCATCGCCTCTTTCATGTGTGAAAGCACGAAATTGTTGTCAATAAGTACTGCTACTGGTTGAGGTGCACCCATAGAATTTAGTGTCCGAGTAGCATTTTGAATGTCCCAAGAATTACGATTTAGGCAGGCTGTAAATGGAATGAAATCTATTCCTAAACTCATTAATGCTTGGCACAACAGCAAAGAATCGACACCACCAGAGCATGAGACAGCTATTTTACCGGGTGGGCAAGTCGCCAATCGTCGCTTTACTGATGCTAGTAAGAGCTGCCAATACTCTGCGATCGCATCTTTAATATCGACTTCGCCTTGAAGAATAGCCGGGACTGGTAATTGATTTTGGATAGGGATAAATTTATGACTACCAGTTTTTATATGCACTAAATAACCTGGTTTAACTCTTTCTGGATTCCCTGGTAGCTTCCCTTTTAGTTCGCCCCAATGAACTTGATTGTTAACAATACTAAAATATATTGGTATCTCAGAAGGATACGATGAATAGATATAGCAATTTCCGTATTTTCCTTCTGCAATCACAAACGGGCCAGAAATTGGAAGCCGTATCTCATCTAAGTCTGTGAACCGTTCTGGCTGGATTTGAAAATCAGAGGTATGAGTTTTAGGACTGGTTTTTAAATTGTAACTTCCTGATATTCTCATGCTGGTATAAAAACAAGTTGTAGAGGCATTAGTCTAAAATTCTAATCAATTCCCTAAGAATTTACGAGGTGGAGAGGTATTTCAAAAAGAACATTGTTAGACACAAAGGATATAGGTTTTTCCCATAAAAATCCTTTCTCTAAATACCAGTGATAAGTGTGGGCTTCGCCCCAGTCAAACGCCTGGTCTGACCAAACGCATTTGACTAGTTCAGCACTTCCGATTATTGTTTGGGTGGGCAAGGTAGACAATGGTGGACAACTCATTTTATGAGCCTCCATTTGCCTATTTACTAACTTGATCTGACGGTTGTTAGCTAGATTTCCAGCGTGAATCAGTATCAAACCACTGTAATTAATAAAGTAATCTCTGCTTTCAATGATGTTGCTACCCTGAAATATGGCCCAAGCTTTTGGCTGACAAACGCTCAGGCACTTAACTGATGAATTACCACCAGGTAGAGAAGCTAGAAGAGGCTTGTCCATAGTCGTCTTTGTCCGGCATCAGTTCTTCTAGTTTGATGTAAAAAGCAGCTTCAGCAAATACCAGTGCAAAATAAAAGTCATCAACATTGCCAGGGCCGCGCTTCCATTGCTGAGTCTTTGGATCGCGCGATGGGCCCATCAAATGCCGCAAGGGCGATCGCTCACTGGGATTTGATAGCCATTTTTCCCAGGTTGCAGGTATTCGATAAAGCGGGTAATCGTCTTCTGCTTTGAGTAAAAAGCCTTCTAGCACCGCACCCATGAACTTCTCGTTACGCATTTGGTAGCAGTCGTAGACTATGCCGCCGTCTGCAACTTCGGATTTTCGGATTGGATCTTTAAGGTAAGCGATTTGATCGCCCATTTCAAGACAAGTGCGACGACAAAGATACATTGACGATTCCCGCGATGGCTCATTATCAATCAGCCCGAATTGAACATTGAACCGAGTCAGCAAATCTGGGATATCGTTTCGCATCACGTCGCTGGCATAGCTGATATGCCGAATAGTTTTTTCAATCACCTCAGCACGGGTAAAGCGGTAGTAGTTGGTTGGCAAGTAAAACTCGACAATTGCCAACCAATCTTCACTTCTGCCAACATCTACACCAGCAATAACCAACTCAGGAGTCCGCGACGGTACAGGAGAAGCCATTGAAGCTCGAAGCATTTCAGGGGTGATGCTACCAACTTGATGTTCGCTGGCATGACCAAGCATTTGCTGCTGCCAGTCATCTGTGGTGCTGGCAGTCATTCCCTCCTCAATCATCTTTGCTGCCAAGTTGAATTGAGTTTCACGGGTAAGGGGTGACAAGTGGATGCCAATCGTCCAGGTGTATTCGGGAACGCCTGGGGGCAGGGATTCTAAAAAACTAGTTAGCTCAGTCCCTTTGTGCCGACAGGAAAAATGGGCATCATAGCGCTGCTCATCGCTAATTGGTTCCCCGCAGTGGGAACAGCCAAAATAAGCAGTATTGACTGGATCACTTTCATCGCGGTGGAACCAGGAAACGGGACGTCCCGAATCGCTTAGGTAAGTTTTCTTGGTTCGCCCCAAGGCGTCACGTTGTACTGTTTCTCGGAGCAAGCAGCCTTTAGGGTCAAGAGGTAGCGTTTGTTTGCAACTGGTGCAGGTGTAGTGGGGATAAAAAAGATGGTCAACTTTCCCCATCTGTTCCTCGATGCCCGTTCCTCCCCCCGGTGTGCCAAGCTCCCGAATCGGTCGTGTTGGCAGAAGGGAAGCATCCAATCGTCGGGGAATAGAATCAGCGCTCCCGGCTCGATACTGCGATCGCTCCTCAAGAAAAGCATAGTCAGCCTGGTACGATACTGCCATGCCACCTGCGGCTGCTGTCCCTTTGTCACGCGAGCCAGGGCGTGAGGTCGAAACATAAGCAAAAATGCCGTTTACTTGATCAATCTGGTAGCGAGTGTTAATGCAGCGATCGCTACGCCGATTGAATTTATGCCCAGCTGCCATCATGTTACCAATCCAGGATTCTGCCACTGGTTGAAATTGCATTGGTACGTTTTGGTCAAGTGAGGTGCGAGTGTCGTAAAACCAAACGCCGTTGAGTTTGCCTGTGGTTAGACAATCAACAAATAACATGGCGTGTCCCAATGTCTTGCCGCACTGTGCCGGTCCCGTTGTCAAAACCTTGTTGAGCCGAAAATCGCCAATTGTTAACAAGTACTCACGATACCAACGCGGCAGCCGCACCGATGATTGGCGCTCAGTAGTAGCGAATAACCCGACTCGCTCAACGAAACCCGCCCCCCCGCGCTTGTACACATCATCGATGAACGCTTCCCTTTGGTCTTGCTTACTTTGAGACTGCGAAGTATTCACAGCAGCCGATTTCGCCGCCGCATTTTGTAGTTTGCGTCTAAGGATGTCTATACTCATTGACCCTCAGATCCAGGAAAATTTTCCTGGATGTTGGAATGTTTTGGAGCGATCGCTTGATTCTTCTCATGATTGAAGTTGGTGGATTTTAGTGTTTAACTCAGATTCATGGCTATCTATAACTTGCAAGATGCGATCGGCGACTGTTCCAGGAAGTAAGTTATTATCCAGTAAAAGTCCCAAAGCTTCGCGCCATTCGGTCGCAGGATCTTTGTGTCCTTGCAGGCGGTTGAGTTCTGAAATAACTCTAAACATCCGTTCACGAATGCGGGATTTAGTTTCTATTAAAAAAGCTTTATCTGTCAGGCGTGGTTCTGGAATTGATTTAATTCTTTGCTCAAGTTCTCGTAGTTCCGCACCTGACGCATTTTCGATTTGAGCGAAAGTCAACTTACGAATAGTTTCAAGTTCGCTGATTTTATCGATCTCTCGCTGCATCGCCATAATCTCGTTTTGATAGGCGGTAATTTGAGCGTGATACATCTCAAGGATTACGGCGTGATTTCGCTTGCGCTGATTAATATCTGTATCAACTAGTTCATCACAGGTTTTATTTATCCAACCACGAGCTGTTTCAGTTGTACATTTATAATTTTCTGCAAATTGGCGCTGCACATCTAGCCGAGTAAAGCCGGATCGCAAGCGAGTTAAAACGTAGTTTTTTCGATCCTGAATTTCTTGGTTGCTAAGTTTTACCCTCCCTTTTCTAGCCACAACATTAAAGTCCTTTTATAAGATCCGCGATTCAAACCAAATCAATTAGTTAAGTCCTCCCTCGATTGGCATGGCATCATGCTGCGAAGCAATTTTGCGCCAATCTTGGGTTTTAATGTAAGCAAAAACGATTTTGGCTTTTTCTAGATGCTCATCAATCGCTGGACGAATATTATCTTCATAAAATCCAGCGCCAGTAATATAACCGTGGCGGTTATAAACTTCCCGCGACCATTCACCAACTGGTAAAACTTTACGGGTCGCTAGACGAGCAAAAGGTTTTCTTGCTTTTACTGGAATGATATTTGTGGTTTGGCTAAAGACCCAATTTGCTAGGTCGGTATCGAAAAATGGCATTTGCACTTTAATGCCATGCCGACGAAAAACAGATGAAAACATCTTTTCCATGCCAAAACCAGACATCGAATCTCGCCTAGCATCACGCCAACGCTCAGATGGAGTGCCTTGCAGTTGCTTGAATTTCCCTTGGACTAAGCCCTCGCTCCCCATCAAGTCATCGTGGGCGTGTCCATTAAAAATGGTCTTTATCCCAAGTTCTCGGCATTGCCTTGCGATCGCTACATTGGCTGCTGCCATTTGCAGATTGTCAAACTGAGTTGATTCATAGCAAAAGACAGCTTCATCAAATAATTCTGGTAGCCTTTGCGGTGTGATCAGTATCGGCATCGGCTCAATGCCAATTTGAGATAAAACTAATTGTGCCATTTGATAATCCCAATCTTCTAAAGAAGAACAAGCAACCATTGGCACAAAGTTTATGCCAAGTGTGTGGAGTGCCCACGCTACTAAACAACTATCTAATCCCCCGCTTTGGGAAACAGCAACGGGGTGAATACTTGACTTAATGCGATTGTCTACCGCATCCAAAATAAGGTTTAAGTATTCTTCGATTGCCTCATCTAGGGAAATTTCATTCCCTCTAATAGGCGGGCGGGGAATTGGCTCAACCTCATAAGTTGTAATACCGCGCTCAGGATGCCAAACAACCGCTTGTCCGCGCTCCACCAAAGTAGGTCGCATCTGCCTGGGCAGTGCTAATTGTTGTTCGTGCCAGTACAAATTGTCGCGGTAAATTGAGTAATAAAGCGGTATTTCGTGGCTCCATCCCGTGAACAAACAAACCTTCCCGTTTTGGGAACTAATAAAGCTTGCTCCACAAGCTAAAGGGATATTGAAGCCATCTACACTTTCAAATTTTGTAGGGGTGATTGCAGAATCGACCTCTACAAAATCTTTGTCCCTTCTTGGATTACACTTGCCGATCAATCTTTTCATGCTCTGTTTTCCCTGACAGCAGTTAAATCGATTTTTGTGAATGCAGAGAAAGCAGCGATCGCCTCTTTGACCAGCCCCATTCGTTGATTGTTGGGGTAAGGTAAATCAAATTCAAATTCGAGCGCTCTTACTAATAAGATTGGCGGTATAGCTCTTGGCCCTTCGCACTTAATTCCATGCGAAGACCCGTTAGCAGGGTAATAAGTAACCTTGTGGAAGTAGCGTTTTCCCTGAGCAATTAGTTCTTCTTCAGAATGGAACTTTTGTACTTTGGGAACTTTCAGGATTTCGTTAATATAAAGCCCTGCTTCTGTGTCTAGTAAAATTGCGCCATCTGACCGTGATGAGGCATTTAGACCATTACTAAATACTCGGCTAGCAAGGTTGGAATCTGAAAGGGTATGCAAGTAGAGCCTTGCTCCCTGAGAGCAGATGGCATTGAAAATGACCATTAAATGTTCGCGGTCTTCCGCGAACGGGACACTATTAAATACACTTGAGCAAAAAAGTGAATCGATTGCGGGACTGTTGCCAAGCCACGCCAAGAAGCGCCTTGCTATCAGCTTCGCTCCAGTCGTACTGATTTGGTCGCTGTTCGGCTTCATCGCATAAGGCTCAAACGGGATGCAGGTAATGCCAGCAGCCTGAAGCTTGTTGGTATTATCTAACCGTCCAGCACCAAAATCGATACAGGTAGTTCCGTGTTCGGCAATGAACCGAGCGCGGTAATCTCCCTCAAGCTTGACCATGTGCTTGAGTAACCAAGCTTTACCTCCGTTGCGGGCTTCCTTGCCGAAAACCCAATGATAAAAGCCAACTCCAAAAGTGACTCGCTGGGCTGCTTGGTTACGACGGCGAAAGAAAGAGTTGTATCGGAGTTCTTCACCAAAAGCTTTTTGCAGGTCAAAGCTCATGGTGATTTTATTTAAGAATAATTGTAGGGCTTCAGAGTTTTCGTCTGCTCGAACTGCCGAGTGAGTAATTCGCCCATAGGATATTGCTGCTAAAAGTCTAGGGCCACCGTTAATAATTTTGTTGTTTTTATCTAAAATGATTGGAATTTCCACACCCAGATCACAAAAAGTCTGAGCAAAGAGGAAAGTCATATTGCTGATTTCTGAAGGTTTCAAATCCTCTTGATAGTCAACAGGTTTAATATCAAATTGCTTCAGGCAGGGAAAGAGGTCTGTTGCATCGGGTAATGCTTGAAACTTTTCTAAGTCGGAAAGTTCCATTGCTGCTTTTTTACCAAAATCTGATTTGGTAGCGTGATCATTCGTACATAAATTAAAAACTATATTTATGCCGCGCTCTGTGGCTTCATCGTATCCAGGTAGATAAATTACAGGTACATGGGTAAAGCCAAGTTCCCGCGCTGCCCCAGTTCGCTGGTGTCCTGAATAGAGCATTGATGGTTCGCCATTTTCTGGTTGCCTAGCGTATACAGGCATCACAAACCCAAACTTTTTTAGCGACATTTTAATCCACTCAAATCTTTCTGGGTCGCGTTGTCTTGGGTTTTTGCCCCAACCTTGTAATTCTGTTAATGGCACTAACTTGATATCAATCATGCTTTGTTATTTCCTTTTGTTTTTGATAGAAGTTTGCAGATATGTTCGGGCATTAAAAAAGGGTTATTTTTCAATAAAGGTTGTTTGAGGCTTAACCCAGCGCCTGTCAAGTATCCAACCGAATGCTTTTTGTTTAGCCAATCTCCAGGCGGCAAAACAGTAGCGGCGAAATCCCGAACAAAGGACTTATCGAATGTTACAGGGATAATTGAAGTGGGTTGGCTAAATGCCCAATTCAATAAACCTCTGTCATAGTAAGGCATTCGCACATGAATGCCTCGACTGCGAAAGGTAGAAGCAAACATTTTGAGCATTCCCCCAGTGGCGAGTGTTACGTTTTTACGTGCGATCGCCCAACGAAGGGAGTCCGTTCCTTCTTTTACCTGATTGAGGGCAGCTTTTACTAAAGTTCCTTTGCCGTGGATATCGTCATGCCCATGCCCAGTAAAGATGCAAGTTAAGTTTAGTTCAAGGCATTTTTTAGCTATGAGTAAGTTACCCATTGCCATCCGTATATTTGAAGTTTCTGTATCCTCCAAGCAGGTAATTGCTTCTTCTAGTAATTCCTCGGTTTGTGAATTTTCCAGTACAACAGGAATCGGCTTTAGTCCCCAACATTCCAAGCAGGCTGTCGCGGCAATAACATCTAAATCATTGGGGTTTGTACATACAGTAATCGGGCAAACTTCTATCCCTAACTGGTGTAAAGCCCAGGTGATAATCAAAGAATCTAATCCTCCACTTTGAGCAACAGCAACTCGATAAATTTGAGGGCAAGTAGCAAGACGCTTGCTTACTGCCTTTAAAAGCAAATTACTGTATTCTTCATAAGCTTTTAGTATTGGATAATCGCCTCGAATTTCTGAGACAAGAATGTTGTCAACAGTTTGTTTGGTGATATATCCTGGCTCCCAAATAATCATTTCTCCAGCATTAATTCTTTTTGCTGGTGATGGTAGGCTAAACTTCTGTTCCCCCCAATGTATTGAAGTAGGCTTTGCTGTGTAATATAATGGCGTTTCTCCAGGGCAAGAAACATACAAAACGGCCATTCCTCTTTCGGCTTTTACTGTTGTGAATGGCCCATTTATAGGTATCTGCCAGCCTTCGTGTTCTGCAAAAATATCTGGTTGAATTTGCAAATCTGCCTGATAAACTGGCTCACTTCTTAAATGATATTTTCCCGACAGCCTCATTTTTAGAAGCCTAAATCAGATAGTTGCTTAGAATTCATTTTCCCTACGCCTTTTATCCCTTTAGCTTTAGCTGCCTCTCGTCTTTGTCCTACCGACCCGTTAGGACTTTTGGTTTTAGGCTGCTTTGCGGTTTTCTGTTTCCCCTTGCCACCGCCGCCGCCACCACCGCCACCACCACCGCCGCCACCACCTTTACTGCAAATATTTTTGCTTGCTATTAGTAGCTGACATTTAGAAGTTCTTCTTCTCATGATCTTTCCCTTTGGCTTTGATAGTAAATCACCGCATATTGTGGCTATACCAGTTTGAGAATAAATGGTGTAAATCCGCATCGATGTAATTACTTATTCGGAGTATTTAAAATCTATGTTTTTTCAAGACAGATATGTTGCATACTTCTTGTATCGCCCTGTTAGTTTGAACCGTTGAAAGCGTTGCCCAGAAGGGGTTTTAGAGAAACAAAATGTTGCAAGTAATCAAAAATTATGTTATAATTAAGATGTAGCAAACAATCAACCGGGCGAGGACAGAAAGATGATTAGAATGATACAGAATGAGCAAGAAACAAATAAAGAAGAGATGGGAGAAATGGGGCAGTGGGGTAAAGGATGGAATAGAATGAATCGCCAAGGATACACCGTATCTCAATTAGAGATGATAATTGCAGAGTCGGGTGTAGAAACCCAAGCGGTTGCAGCAGCGTTGATATGGGCTTCAAAGAATCCCACAGAAGAAGTATTTGAGATAGCAGCTAAGTTAGCAAGAGTGAATACGGTAGATGAGTTGTGGGCAGCATATTATTCAACAGCTTCCCGTGAGGTATTCGTAGGTACAGTATTAGCAATAATCCATTATGACTTATTAGCCGAGTTGAACAATGGTGAGTATTATTCATGGATTGAGATTAAATATGAAGGGAATAAATATTGGAGAACATACCCTAATAAGACAAGGAAATAGATTGAGTGGGGTGGAGAAATCCACCCTTATTTTTTAGGTAGTTATAGTGGTTAGTTATCTTGTCCCGTTGTGAGTAAAAGGTAAGTAATTGATGGTTGAATTTAGGGAGTATCCGGCGGCGATCGCTGCGGTTCAGTATCAGATTCATGAGCTTGATATTCAGCTTGAGCGAGTTTATAAAATCATCAAACAAATCGAATTAACTATTGACTCGGCAATAGCTTTTGACAAAACACTTTATAATGACGCGCAACGAAAAGCTACGAGGCAGATACTTTTGGATGCTCATCCAAGCCTTTGGGAGTTTCAAGAAGATATCTCAAGCTTAAGAGCCGTCCGCGAAGTTAAAAATATTTATTTGAGTAAGCTTCGAGATGAGTTCTCTGTGCTGAAGCTGCTAAAGCGTGAGGATATTGCACGGATGGAGTCGCTTCATTAAATGCCAGAAGACTTTATTCAGTCGTCCTTGTTCGATTTGCCCCAGGACGACGGCGAGGAGGACTATTATCCCGATTGGCTTTATCCCAAAAACTGGAAAACTCCCAGATGGAAAACAGCCATTAAGCGACAGCAGTTATCTTTGCCGTTGCGGAATGCACTCAGTTCTAGCTTTCTCCCTAGAAGCGGTTCCTGGCTTGACTTTGGTAGCGGTCATGGATTGGATATGCCAAGACTTCTCGATCGCACCGATGGGCGTTATGAGGTTCATGACTTCGATCCTCATTTCTGCCCCAAGTATCCATTGCTGAAAACTACTTATTCGATTGTCAGTTTGGTTTACGTTCTTAACGTAATTGAGGAACCTGTAGAGCGCTGCAAGCTACTCCGGTTTACTTGGGATTTATGCACAGAAGCGTTAGTTGTGGCTGTGCGGTGTGATGGGGCGGGACAGCAATTAACAAGTATTGGTACTTTTCAAAAATATTATGACCGCGACGAGTTCCTAGATTTATTAAGAGCTTATTGCCCCGGAGCTAGGATTTTTGGCATCGGTGCTGGACACCTGATCGCTTGCAAGTAAAAAACTTTTTTTAATTCTATTTTCCTGAATCACCGAGCTTCATGTCTGCATGGAGTTCGGTGATTTGGGTGGAATTTATTTTACCCAGATTGCCCATTGACATAGGAGATTAGCAAATTGGACATATTAGAAATAAGCCCTACGCCAGCAGAGGAACAATGCCAGCAAACTAGCACTGAAAATTATGCAGCGCTGGCAAAGAAAGAATGTCGGATTTTCAAGGAAATGCTGGAAAGGCTATTCCCCATTCCTGAACACTTGCAAGAAGATGTTTACTTTTACATCAAAGGTAGTCCTCATGACTTCGGCACTTATTACGAGGTCGCTATGAAGTTCAATGCCGCCATTCCTGAAGTCGTTGATTTTGTTTACAACGTTGACGAGAACGCCCCATCTAGATGGGATGAAACCGCTTTAACACAATTACGTAAAGAAGGATTAATCGAATGCGAGTAGTAATTTTGAGTTTAGTTGTTAGTTTGCTAGTAGGTAATGCCAATACTGCGCTTGCAAATTCCCCTTATGTTGATCACGAAGTTTTTACTGAAACTGCTCAAGTGGTCAATGACGACGAACCAGAAGTACCTTACCGGGGAAAAAGACGCAGATAAGTTATGGAACCAACTCAACGATTTGAAAGTGCTACTTGTGAAGGGATTGAACTAGCCGGGGATGGCTTTCAGTGGCGGACTGTTCATATTCAGATCCGAACAGATGTGACTTTAGGGCATCCCGTTGCCGATGCTCGATTAATTTCGTCTGCACCTGAAATTCATCAAGCCCTAGAGTCGCTGGTTGATCTTCTGGAAACAACCGATTTACGCCATACTGGGCGCACTCTGGCAGTAGCCCAAGAACGAATTCAGAAAGCTTTGGAACTACTTGCCTACATCAAAGGCGAGTTGTGAACAGTAGCAAAACAGCTTTTTAACTAAGTCCACGGACTTCCGTGGATAGTTTTTCTTCAACCAACTTCGTCCACGGACTTCCGTGGACAGGTTTTACCTACCCATTTTTACCATGACCGAAACTAATTTCTTGTTTGATGTTGAAGCGCTGACGGCTAAAAACAGCCGTGAGAAAGCCCGAGAAGTAATTAGTCCAGCCGCAAGAGGAATGCTGTTACTCCTAGCTGAGTTAGATACCAATAAGGAGATCATCGCCGCCTTGCTTGAGTTACACGATATGGAGATTGGACACATCCGGTACATTGCAGCCCCTGTTATTGTTCATCGTGGAGCTTGGGCAGACACCGTACCTGCGTGGATATTTAAAGCGATCGCAATTGACCGATTGAAATTAGTTTTTGAAGAACACGAAAAAGGGATTGTCGGACATTTAGTTACCCCGGCTGAGATAGTAGCTGTGATGATGCCTGCTAGCTACGAAGCGCCGATGGGAACTCGATGGACTAACCTTTATCTGTGGGCTTGTAACGAGGCGATAGTAGCTCACAACCGATTGAGAGATGGAGTAAAAGATACCTGGGAATTACTTGGTATGCCTCCAATTCAGTACGCAAGCATCAAACATGATTATGAGGAATTAGCGCGAGATATCCGCCACAGATTAGTCGAGGCTTCCCGTGCTAGAGGCTGGAAGAAACGCGCTAAAGATCCACTTGAAAGTAAAGCTAAAAAGCCTACTGAGATTGCAGAAATAGAGGGGCAACTTAATATTCTGGAATTATCAACAGATGAAATTGACTCAGGCGATGTGCCTGCCCCGCCGCCAAGGGTAGAGCAAACCAACTTATTCGATTTATTGGGTTAATTTTATGTCAGAGAAATCTTGTTTTACTTGTTCACATATTCATCAAATTGATTCTGAGTGGCAATGCATTCATCCATCAATGTCTTCGTTTCCCTTTGTTGAACCCAGTAAAGATATCTTGAATGACGATCAAAAATACGCCCAATACTGCGCTCAAGATTGCCCTGGATATGAACTTAAAATTGTTGAACTAGAACAGCAATCTGAACTTGAGGAAGATTGGGAATATCAGATGCCCACTCCAGAAGAGATCGCGCAGTGGAAAGAGTCTGAGGCAAATATCATGCTCATCCGTTCCCTAATGATGGGCGACTAAGTTTGCGAACCAGTATTTGTTTTATCGGGGAGGTATCAAATCTCCCTATTTTTACCATGAAAATAACTAGAGTCCGTTTAAGTGAAATAGAAAAAGACCTTGGCGCTTTTCAGTTTCGCTCTGTTGCTTTTGATGAAGAAAGGGTGCGGTGGTTAGTTGCAAATTGGAAGCCGGAAGCTTTAGATCCTTTGGATATTTGGCTCTCTCCCGATGGCAGAAAGCTTTTAATTGCCGGACATCACCGACTAGAAGCAATGACACGCAGAGGCGATAATTCCGCGCCTTGTCGTGTTCACGAAGTTAGCTTACAAGAAGCGCAAATGATGGCGCTGATGTCAAACGCCAACAGGTTGCAATATACCTCGTTTGAGTATGCGCGGTGTGTGGATTTTCTAATAACTAAATGCGGCAACAACTTTGTCCAAGCGGCTAAAAGTTTGGCTATTAGTGAAGGCATGGCAAAGAAATACCATTCGCTAGTTCAGCTTTTAGGAACAGATTGGGAACTGCAAACGGATAAGTTAGATTTGCTCTCAAGAGCGTTTGAAGTCGCAAGCTTCGCACAAGCGTACCCGTTGAGCCAAACCGAAATCCAATCACTATTTAAGATCACTACACAGTACGATTTGACCGCCAACCAAATTCGGCAACTATTGCGCGATATCCGCCGCCAGAAAACTAACCAAGAAGAGTCTCAAGAAAGCTTATTCGACCTCGCCTCTTTTGGCGATCGCACTGCTAAAGCACTCAAAAGACGAACTTTCTTAGATAATTGTGCGGCACAAACTTGGTGGCTTTACGAAATGGTTAGCTCTGATCGCCACTATGTTTTCCCTGAAGAACTCAAGGAACCGTTGCTAAAGAATTTACGGCAAATTTACGCCCACTGCATCGGCTCAGAAGAAGCAGAAGTTATACCTGTTAGAGCCACCAAAAAAGGTAGGAAAATCCCAGTACCTTATGACCAAAAAAAGCATGAATAAATCAGAGCAGTCGCGCTTGCTCTAGCAAAATACGTTCCCCAAAAAACCTTGCGTTGCAAGGCTTTTGGGGAGCCAAAATGTTGCAAGTTTTCAAAAATTGTGTTAAGATCAAGGTGTGGCAAAGAATCAAACCCGCGAGGACAAAAAGATGGAAACAAGCACAAAGACATATTGGTACGGTGGAGTTGAAAACCTGGTTCAGAACGAAGAGGGATATGTATTTTGGAAAGGCGAGATGATGGACTTGCAAGATGTGTTGGAAGATGCAGAAGCTGAAAGAGCAATTGCAGAGAAGTTGGGAGCCATTTGTAAGATGTTGGAATCAGTCGGGACGGCGGTGAATGTTGGGAATGTATATTTATTCATGGACTAGGAGGAGTTGGGATTGGCAAGCCAATCCCGTCTAAAATCATGGAACCCAGATTAGCCTTTACTGCTTTAGCTGTTTGGCGCGATGGAAAAATATATTTGGCTCAAGAGGAAACCGACGACATTAAAGGTCGTCGGTTTCGTGCTAAAGAAGTTGTTGAAACTTATGAATTTGAGATTGTTGAAAATGGAGTAAACTTTTTTCCCAGAACCAGTCGCCAACTGATTGTAAGATTAGGCCCAAAAGCTTGTGCTTGTAATTGTGCCGATATTCATAATCGTCATTTACCTTGCAAGCACATTTTTGGTGGTGCTTTTTTATTAGGCGATAAATCAGCACTTTTAGATGTTCCTCCGCCTAAGATTATTCGTGCGTCAAATGGCGAACCTAGGAAACGGCGAACTCGACTTCAAGATATCAAAGTCGGAAAATACTTTACGTTATTAGATTTTTTAATTTCCGATACTGCCATTAAACGGGGAATTCCTAATTCCTTCGATTGGCAATCTGAGTCTGGCCAAAAAGCAATGTCATTAATGCAGATGTTGTGTGAACAACTTCTCGATCCTCTGTGCGAGGAATTCAACCGAATTTCGATTACCAGAGGTTATCTAGGTTTAGAGCTTTTCAAGCACATTTATCATGTCGATGGTGCGACGTGGCCTGGTGCTGCTTTAGCTCATGGATTTCATCGAGCTGGGGGAGCAGATATTTGGGTGCATAATTGGTCAAAGTCGGCGCTGGATTTAGCTTTTTATCTCCAAGCTTCCGAGAATTACAAATTCGAGTTTATTCGGGTTTATCCTGAAAGTCCGATTTTGTGTGTGGGAGTCGATGCGATCACCTCAAAGCGAATTATTCAAGAATGGAATTCGAGTTTTCGTGGTTGCACAATTCACAAACCGCGATCAACTTTCCGGCAGGGAATTTTAGGAGAACATACTTTATTTGAACCAAAATGACTGAGCGTAAATGGCATCCCCGCACTCGCCCTCAAGATGTGCGGGTCGGAAAGTACTTTGTGCTTTCCGATTTTCTTTACTCCCAAACTGCAACAACTCGCGGTATCCCCAATTGCCCCAGTAGCTGGACTGGGGTAGAAGTTCGGGGGCTTAAGGGATTATGCAAACATATCCTCGATCCTGTTGTGGAAAAGTTTGGCCCTCTTAGTATCACTTTTGGATTTTGCTCACTTGAACTTTGGAAGCATTGGTATCCAAGCGTTGTGAATCCTTTAGCTTTACACCTGTTTCGTCCTCCGCAAGGGGGCATCGGCGGCGCTGCTGATATCTTGGTTCATGCTTATGTTGAACCGCGAACAGTGTTTAACTGGATTCGGCAAAACTGCGATTACGATCGCCTGATTATGTACCCTGGCAGCTTGATTATTTGCGTTGCTTGGTGTGAGCAAAAGCCCAGGTTTCATGCCAAGGAATGGATATTCCCTAATGGCTCAGGAAATGCCGAATACGTTGATGCAGGCTGGGACGCTGCCCCCGATCCTAAGCCCAAAAAAGATCCCCCTGAATTTAAGCAAGGAAAGCTTTTTTGGCAACCCTCAATGTTGCGTGATTGTTCCTCGTTGCTCAGTCACAACGCAAGCCTACTATCCTTTCTAGATCAAAATAAATAACCCATGATTTCTAAAATTCGCCGTTTGCAATTTGCCAATCCTGAATTTGGCTTTACTTGTGCTGTCGATGTTCCAGAATCTGGCGGCAAAGTCGCGGGCTTTTTGACTCTTATTCAAACCAGCGACAAAAAAGTGTGGCAGACTCATCACCTAGAAGAGTTTAAATCCATGACCCAAGCGGCTCGATATTTGGTTGAGGAATACCAAAGGATGCGTAGCCACCCCCATGCCCATCACTTAATCCCGTTGGATGCAATTTTATGGTTTTACAGAATTGCTAAAGACCCTCACTTTGATGTTAACCAATTATCCGAATCAGAGCTTGTTTTAGCAACCACAATTTTAGACCAAAAGCAATACTTTGTTTTGCCTGAAATTCGGCATTCCTATTGGCTACCCACAAATAGCAATACTTACAAAATGCGGTTTTGGGATATTGCTAACCCTTGGGTAAAGCCGATGTATTCCACAATTTATGCGCCTGATTTGGTTGTTGCCCACGCCAAAGAAAAGCTTCTTGTAGAAACCCTTCTTGCCCTTTACAGGTATGCCGTTGACTACATTTGTTACTTATGAAAGTCTTTCAGATAACTCAAGCCGATATCGACATTTCTTCCACATTGGAACCTAAAGATTTGGGCAAGTGGTGTTACATCTGCCGGGGTTGCATTGAAGGTTTTTTCTCAAATAGGGAAGATGCGATCGCTAGTTACGAATACGTTTTTGGGAGGCATGATAATGACACGACGACCCAATAAAAAACAGAAGCAATGGGTTGCAGATTTTTGTAACCAGAAACCAGGTAGCCGCGTCCTAAGTTGCAGAGATGCAACTTGTGGTTACTTTTATTACATTATCTCCTGGAACGAGGATTTGCCCGTGTACGCTCCTCCGAACGAGGATGACGAGGAGCTTGATTTGGGCATGGGCTGGATAGTTCGCCAATTGTATGTAGAACTGACTCCTGCCGGGATTGACCGACTGCGGAAAGAAATTATAGCCGATGTGGTTTATCCTCACTGCTTGCTCGACTGGCGACATTCAATGGTCACGGCTCAAACCGTCCTTCCCATAGCGCAAGTGCTAGAAATTCCCGTTATCGAAAAACCCAAACGAACTACCTCAAAACGTAAGAAGTCTATTGTTGATATGACTCAGCATCAACTACCTCTAGATCCTTTAGGGCAAGAAATCTTACGAATATCCATGCGGCGTGATGGGGAAGTGCGATCGCGGCAAGATTTACTTTCTCAAAAAGTACCTCATTACTCGTTGGAAATGAAAACGGTAATTTCAATGAACCAGGCTCTCATTGATTTACTTATTGAGGTTGGTGCAACTTCTCAAGAATGGGAATCTGCCGAAAGATTGCTCGGAGTAATTGGGGAAATTGGAGTCCTGCAATACATCCGAGATATCCCCGCTTGGCGCAAGATCAAGGGTGTTCAAGTAGCTGCAAGTGTTCCTGTTGCAGTTCCTAAATCTAAAACACAACACCAACAAAATCAAGCAATTTAAAAGATGATGCCCCCTTGGGCATCATGCGTTTTCTATACCCTTACCCTAAAATATCATGAATAGATTGGCAGATTTTGACGCTATACAAGTAGCGGAATTTTTTGGCGGCACTTTATTAGCATCTGACCCCCAAAAGTGGCGGTTTTACAAATTTCAATGGGGTCGTATTGAAATCTATGAGAATGGTGGTGAAGTCAATGTTTATTTTGAGTATCTGCGCGGCGTGGATTTTCAACCACCAACAGGGGTTAGAATTAGCCAATTCAGTTTTAATTTTAGTATTCCCTACACGGGCTGCGATGAAGCAGAATTTGCTGCGCGGCTGCTTTTTTACTTAAGAAAAGCAGCGCATGGTGTTGATTTAATGGATTACTTTGTTCACAAAAAAGAGGAAAATTCAATAACTCCAACCCTGATTCCGGTTGAGGTCGAAGGAGTTAGAAAGTTGAAATGCGATTGCTCTAGATGGTGGGAATTAGGTCGCGCCTGGTCTATCTATCTCAACAAAGATTTTGAGTTTGAGGTGTACTACAACACCACTTTGTTTGGGTGTTACAAAAGCCTTGCGACTGCTTTAAAAAGACTAGGAGTCACCCAGCTACCACTACCATAGTCACTTGCAGGCATGAACGCTTTTCGAGGAGGTTTTATTCATGCCTGCTTGTAGACTAATGGTTTTCTCGGTGCGCTCCACAACGAGATGTATTCAACGCATCTTGGAGTCTATCACAAAACACTGAGCAGAAGCAGGAAAATTTTCCTGCAACAAAGCTGTTACTTCATTAAGTCGTCCCCAGCAATAATAGTCGTACAAAAAACGTAGCTCTTGCTAGCCAAATAACGGCGATCGCGCTTAATCAAAGCCATAAACTCTCGATGTCCATCGCGCGATCGCCCAACCAAACAACCGGCTGAAGCGTTTTTAATATTATTGTCCGGGTAATCATATCCCCAGTGTTGATTGATACCAAATAAGCCTGTATCAAGCTTATCGCCAGTACGTTTAAAATCTTGGTTGAAGTCTCGATAAACAGAAACATTTTTTACCTGTAACAAAGCTTCATGTGGTTCGGCATTCCCGTGAGTACCAACCGCCCAAGCTTTGTACTGCCCAAATTTTATTCTTGCAGCGCCGCCAACGTTCATCGGACGATAAGTATAATGACTTCCTGGTTCGGAGGTTGCTTGCCACTGTCCAACAATTTTGGGAACTTCATCTACAACTTCAATAACGATGCGCTGATCATTAAATACGCCTGGAGCATCATTATTGAGGCTACCATCGGCGTTTATCCCTTCTACGTAAATGATGTTGTATTCCTGTTTATTTACAAAGATTTGATAGCCTTTATCCTGTATATATTTGAGGAGGCGGCTAGCAAAATCGGTTCCAAGTTTTAGAGGCGATCTGTTGTCTTCAGGTTTTGCAGTTAGAAGCTTCTCGGCAGTAGCCCAAGAAATGAAACCGACTTCTGTTAAATTTGCAATACTTTGGAAAGTTTGCAATGCAGAAGCTGAAATTGGCCCAAACTTTCCATCTGCTGGAGCATCTAAAAAGCACAAGTTAATTAGTTGTTGCTGGATTTGGCTTGCTAGCTCAGTGTCAGCCGCGATTGCTTCAAAACCGAATTTAACCTTTTGATGTTCAAAATCCTGAAGTTTCATCGTGCCTCTAATTACTTAATTGCAACAATGCCAGCAAAGTTAAACCACTTAAAGAATAGCCCAACTTTAGTAAATCCAGCTTCCCGAAGCATAGCAAAGTTGCTTTCTAATGTCAGGGGAACCATGACACCGCGCAGGGATTTTGCTTTTGAGTAAATTTCTTCAACACTTAGCCCCATTGCTTCTTTGCGTTGCCAGTGCAACTGACTGAATATCTCAGCAAGGGTACTGTCTTGATCTGCAACTTTTTCAACTAGTAAAAACCCACCACTAGGGCTAAGGCTTTGATAGATTTTCTTGCACACACCCAAACGATACTTCGGATGAACAAATTGTAAAGTATACAAACTACAAATCAAATCAATTTCACTAGGAAAATTATAAAGTTCAATATCGTTTTGAATGAATTCTATGCCTCGAAAACCTTGAAGAGATTTCTTAGCCTCTTCTAGCATTGGGGCAGAATTATCAACTCCAACAATAGAAATATTCTTACCTATGTGTCGCCTGTAGATATCGCCCATTGTGCTTCCCGTAGCACATCCTATATCTACGATGAGTGAGTTTCGTCGAACAAACCAGTCAGATACTTCTGCTACAGCAACTTGTGTATCTAAATAATAAGGAACTGATTTGATGACATGAGAATTAAACTTAGGTGCTACTTGAGCGCTAAATTCCCAACTGCCTGGAGCAGAAAAAATACCATCGTCAACTTTTAATCCAGCATCGTGTCCCATGATTTGTCATTTCTCAATTTAATAAAGTTATGTTTCTACTACTTCTGGTGGTAGTGCATCGTCTGTTTCTTCTGCTTCTTCCTCGTCGGCAGCAACTTGAATATTAAGCATTTCGGCAATGACACTACCTAAAGCTGCTGGGCTATTGCCATTAGAGCTTAAATCAGAAAGCTTTTCTACCCAAGCTTCATAAGTGCTAAGAGGAATATGTTTGGAGAACATTCCAAACTGGACTTTAATTGTGCTTTCCAGTTCTTGTTCGATTTCTTCGTCGCTGTGATTGCGAATTTCATCGACAGATTGCGTTTCACCGAATGCTAGGTTTTCGGCCTCATTGATAGCGTTGGCAACGATCGCCTCTGTTTCTTGGGCATTAAATCCTGTGCCTGCAAGATCGCCTTCATCAAAGGTTGATAAGATATCCGCCAATTTGTCGTAATCCCAATCCCCTTTTATCTTATTTAGAGAAAGGTTTAGCGCCATTTCTTGGTCGTAGGGTAAGTCTACAAGAACTGCCGTCAGGGTTGTAAAGCCAGAGCTTTTAGCCGCCTGGATTCTTTGGTGTCCCCCGACAACTTGATTGTTCCTTGTATTAACAATTAGCGGCTCAACCAAGCCAAACTCTTTTAGTGATTCCCCTAAAGCTACCATTTGAGATTCTGGCATCCATCGCGGATTTTTAGGATTCACCATTTTCTCAAGTTCTTCAACCGAGAATTCTTTGTATTGAATTGCCATATTTTACCCTAAACCAATTAATTTAAAAAACCGCGCACCTGCTGCAATATCGTCCACGCCGACTTCTGCATACAACCTTTGGATTAGTGCTTCGTATCCTAGTTTTGAGCAGGTAAAAAACACTTTCGCGCTACGAAAAGCTACAAACTCAGCAGTACGCTTAGTACTAAAACGTTCTGCAAAAGATTCAAAACTTTCATTAAAAGGTTCTTCATAATCTGACATAATTTCTACTAAATCAGACTCGCTAAATCCAGAAAATGCGATCGCCTCAGAGCTTGATAATTCTCCTAGAACTTCCTCAAGTACTTGGTAATCCCATTTCCCGGTAATGCGATTAAGGGCTAGCCCTAACCTAGTTTCTGCTTTCTCGTCTATGTCAACTACATTGACTTCAATTTCAGTCAGTCCCTCTAGCTGGGCTGCCCGAATCCGTTGGTGTCCACCAACGACATTACCCGTTTGTTTATTGACAATGGGCGGTAGCAGCAGCCCAAATTTCTTGATACCAGACCGCAAATCGGTTAGTTGCTTGGTTGTAATTATTCTGGGATTATTTTTTGTTAAAGCATTTACAGCTTTATCAATAGTCCAGGTTTCAAGCACCATTGCGTTTAATTTCTCTTGTTTCTTTTTCATCCAGAATAATGTTTAAAATAATAGAGGACTAAATGTTTGAAGACTATTTGCATGACCAAAAATCGAGAAGAAAAGCCGAAACAATCAGGCGGTTATCGCCCTGGTGCTGGGCGAAAATTCAAGGGCGTTCCCACTGAGAAAATACGGATTAATAAAACCGTAAGTGAAAAGCTCAAAAGCCATGTGGACTGGCTTGTGAAAACCGGAGGGAAGTTTATTTCACAGCAAGACTACGCCTCTAAAGCAATCTTGAAATACGCTTCATCTTGCTCTAAAGATGAAAGTTTAATTCAAGAAGTAGCTGTTGATATTACGCCCTCATCCGCACCGTGGGGAACGCTCACAATTACTCAAGAAGCCTACAATGAATTAGAGCAATTAGTTGCAAAAATAGAGCCTCTTACACCTGTATATACCAATTTATCTAATGTTTTTACAGTGATAATACTGAAAGAGATTAGAACACAGAAAAAAATGCTGTCTTCGGCAAAATCAAAGCTGCAACCTTAGTGGTTTTTACTTACTAAAATAATGTTGCAAAGAATCAAAAAATGTGTTAGGATCAAGGTGTGGCAAACAATCAGAGCCGCGATTACTTGGAGGTAAATATCGATTTTTCAATACCTAATTAAGTAGGAATATTCATGAGTAACAAGCCTGTTTGGACAAGCTTTGTAACTGAAATATCTCCAGGGAATTTTCAGTTAACAGTAATCGATTCTAATCACTGTATTTTATGGCATCGCCATTGTTTTAGGTCTTTTGAAAAAGCCGAAAGGTTTTCTTTAAAGGCTTCTGAAATGATTCATAATTATCATTGGCTTTCCGTTTATGGTGATCCGGTAGATCGGTGTTTCTTTGACAAGTTTTTTCTTTTAGCTAGTGAGGACGTTATTTACAGACATTGGCTTATTTCAATCACCGAATCTCTCGGTGATTTTTGGTTAGAAGTTCATGATCCAATGGGCGCTCGAATCGAACTAACTCCAATGAGCATGGATGAAGTGACTGAACTTGAAGCTTTGTCTGAGTGTCAACGCTATATCGACGCGGTTGAGTTTTCCAGACACCCTACCCCAGGACAACTTTCACTATTTGAGGTTTAAATATGACTGCAACATCAGTAACGCCGACTTTTGCAGCTGGCGACACGGTAGAAATTCTGCGATCGCAAGATCCCAAAAACACGACGTACAACGGAACCGAGGCGGTAATCACTGGCTTTAGTGCCAAGGGCTGGCCAAAGGTCAAATACCACGATGGCAAGGCTGCAACCTTGAAGCCCGATTGGGTATCCCTAAAACAATCAGCCCCAGCTGTCACTGAGGCTGAAGTCGAAGCGGTTGAAGAAACGGCGGTCACAACCGATTCCGAACCTGCTTCTGTCGCTGTTGATCCCGTTGTCGAAGCTGTTGAAGAAACGGTGGTCACAACCGATTCCGAACCTGCTTCTGTCGCTGTTGAACCCGAAGTGCAACCCGAAACTATCCCTGAACCGGAAATTGCAACTGAAGTCAACAGCGCCGGTTACTTTAAATTCTCCTGCAATAGTGCCGCTTTTGCCAAGGTGATTGCTCAGGTGCGGCGGGTCATCCGCACGATGTCGATTCACCCAATTCTCTCCAATGTCAAGATTACCGCCGATGCCGAAACAAGGCTTGTCGGGCTAGTAGGGTTTGATTTGAGCTTAGGGGTGATAACCCATTTCACAGCCACAGAGGTTCCTGTAGGCGGTAGCTATACCGTTGATGTTGCTATTTTGAGCGACATTCTTTCCCAGCTTCCTGAAGGGAAAGTTACCCTAGAGCGCAATGAATCCTCCCCTAAAGCGAAGCTGATAACCTCCAACGGCGTATTTGAAATGTCAGGCATTGATGCCTATGACTTCCCTGCGTTGCCGATTCCAGAGCAAAATGTGACAACACTGAAAATCAGCAGTAAGTCGCTGCGGGTAGGATGTGGCAGCGTTCTATATGCGGCATCAGGCGATCAAACTAAGGTCGTTCTGTGTGGGGGACACATGGTATTTACGCCTGATGGCAAGTTTGAGATAGCCGCGACGGACGGGCATCGTTTGGCTCTATTTCGATGCGATTTAACAAGCGCTACGAAGATCGAAACAGAACAGCATCTGACGGTTCCGACGCGATCGCTCCATGAGGTTGAGCGGTATCTAACAAAAGATGACGCGATGGTTGAGATTAGCTATGAGGTTAACGATGGCCCTTCCATCGTCCAATTCAAGCTTGAGGAAGCGACTATCATTACTCGCATCATTGAGGGTAAGTATCCCGATTACAACCAACTGATTCCGAAAAAGTTCCAGCGAGAAGTTTGGGTAGAGCGTCTGCCTTTGATTGGTTCTATTGGTCGGGTTGCCGTACTAGCGGCTCTCAAGCAGTACTTGATCAAGATATCTGTAGAGCCGAAGAAGATAACTCTGTATTCCGAAGATGAGATTACAGGGTCAGGGACTGAGGCAATTCCGGCTGAAGTGTCTGGTGAGGACATAAAGATAGCCTTCAATATCAAGTACATATCAGAAGCTCTAAAGAGCATTGGTACTCAAGAAGTCGCTATCAAGATCAATGGCCCAGCTACCCCGGTGATTTGTGCCCCACTAAATGGGTATGACATTGTGGCGCTGATTATGCCTGTGCAGTTGCGCTCTTAACAGCGTTTAGAAGGGCATTGATCCTACTTCGATCAATGCCTTTTCTTGGACATTAGCCTTTGACTTAAATCATTAGAAAATATGCCATCCAAACGCAAACACAGGCGCACTAGGCACAAACCTATACCAGCGCCTAAACTGCTGCGTCCTATAGTCGCCGCAGCTTTAGACTTATTTCCCCACAGCTTTAATCATCAGATTTTACTTACGCACGATGAAGCTCTTGAGTATTGTGTGGCGATGGAACTCTCACTAGACAAGTACGACGTTCCGATGTTGGCGCTAGTTAAAGAACTTAATAGAATCGTCCCCCAGTCCGAGGGTGTCGGCATCCACCACAAATTCAAAGTTGGGCGAGTTGGTAGCCCAATCATTTACCTGTGGATATCCAAAGTTTACCTTCCAAATTATGACTGGGATGCCTTCATTCCCCAATTGGATGCGATCGCAGAGTCGCACCAATGCGACTCATATCAACTTACCGAAAACACAGACATTTCCTTTGATTATCTTTTTTGGTGGGATTAGTCATGACAGAAATAGAAAATGAGCGTGATACCTCCGAACAAATAAGGATTGGAGTTCAGGCGGGAGATGCGATTAGGTTAACCAAGCCTTGGAAGGGGGCCAGTATTGGGCAGATTGGAATTATTCAGGGAATGCGGCACACAAGGCTTGTTAGTGGAAACATAACTTTTAACTATTCTGCGTTCCGAGATGACCGAGTTGTAACTTGTTCCGGTGGCCCTGGCACAATCATCACCTACACAGATCGCCTCGTCCCGACTGGCGAGACAATGCTGATTTGGTACTGGCGCTGGAAGGATGGTTATGCCGGGGGCGATAGGGGCGAGTCATACGCGGCAATGGCAAACGTTTGGGAGTGGGATGGAACAAATGAGTGGGATAAGACAGATTAACTATTGCCAATAATCCCATTGCCACCTCCAGGAAAATTTTCCTGGAGCCTCAATCATTCCCTACCCTCATGAATATCCAAACTAACTTATTCAGTTCGCCTACAGGCGACGAAAACTTGCTTGAAAGTGTAGCGCCCCCAAAAAAGCCAGTCACCCAGTCCGATTTGCAACTATCAGTCCGATTTCGAGAAATGGCCCAAGCTATGCAAGTCTCCATTGATGAAAAAAGCAATCCCTCTATTCTCAGTGGTAGCATAACTGCAAGAAAGCTAAGAGTAGGGCGGGCTATAGAAAAAGAGGGCGAATATCTAAAGCAAATCCAGGGATGTCTCTTGGCGATCGCTACTGCTTTATCTGATGGAACTCTGCCTTTAATTCTGTCAAGAGTTAAAACCCGCGCTTTAGTTGAGCAGATTTACTGCAATTATGCAAACCCTGAATCTCGCTTAATTGCGGCGGGACTGGACACGGAAGCCAAATGTAAAAAAGCCAAGACTTGCCTTTTGGAACTATTGGAGGAATATCCGATAGTTGTGGACCCAGAAAAAGAAAGGCAGCGTGAACTACGGCGGTTGCAGCAGTGGGCAGCCGTCGCCAATATCCCCGGCTATTTCCCGACTCCCCCTGAAGTTATCAAAAAGATGATTAAAGCCCTTGATCTATCACCGGGGATGACCGTCTTAGAACCGAGTGCTGGTTCAGGACACATCGCCCAAGCCCTGTTTGACTTGGGGCATGAGGTTGATTGTGTAGAACTCAATGACGAGTTAGCCAAGCTTTTAAGCCTCAAAGGATTCAAAGTCTATCATCAAGACTTCCTAACCTTTCGAGGAACCTATTCCCGGATTGCAATGAATCCTGACTTTAGAAGCAATGGGGATATAAGCCATATCCGTCACGCTTATGACAACTGCTTAGAAGATGAAGGCATTCTAGTATCGGTTTGTTCGAGTGGCGCCTTTTTCCGTTCAACAAAAACTGAAACTATGTTCCGTCATTGGGTTGATCGTATTGGTGGTGTGGTTAAAACATTGCCAAAAGACTCATTTAGAAAGAGCGATCGCCCTGTGGGAATTTCTACAGAATTAGTAACTTTAAGAAAATGACAGACGAAACTATAGGCCAGCCTGAATTAGATGATGAGGCGTTGGCGAAATCTTACGAACTTGCGAATTGCCCAATAGCTTTTAATCTGCATATCTTACCCGATGATAACTCTTCTGAAGGACGACGCATTTTAGTTGCTATTCGTAACCATCAAAATACCCCAATCGTCAAAAGCTGTCGCTCTGAAGATTTTACTTGTGGCGTTGTTCAACAGTTATTCAACGAACTGTTGGAAGAACTAAAAGCAGATTTACCAAATCGGTTAGCTGCGGCGATGGAGCGAAAGCGTGTTGCCGATTTACAAACTTCTTCTGACAAGGAAGCCGGGACTAATCAAGACAACAATAAACAAAAGAAGAAATCGAAAACTAAAACAATTCTGCCAGCCCTGGAAGTAAAACCCGAAGAAAACTCTGCACCAGCAGAGGCAGAGCAAACTACACTCAACCTTTTTGGATAGAAACAAATGGCAATTGTGAAACTTGACGGTCAAGATATCAACATTGAAGATGCGATCGCTGCTAACGACGAAGATTTAAAAAGGGTAATCGTACCTTTTTATCCACAGCTAGCCAATGCCCAGATTAGTAGAGAAACGAATGCTGATGGGCTGCTGATTGTGCGAATGGTAAAGGTTGCAGGCCCCAAGGGTAGCCAGGTTGTTGAGTCACTAAAAAACGCACCATACCAAATCAATCCTGCAATCGATTTAGCTTGGAAAGCAAGAATTGCCTTTTTCAATAATTCGCCAGTTGAGTTGAAAGATGTTCTTGATTTACAACCGCAAATCGAAGCCGCTGTTAAGGCTGGCAATGAAGAAAGGAAAAGTACAAACCATGCTTTAGCATTCCTCGTCAAGTGTCCGCCTGTTGCTAGCAACGTCACAATCGCAGGATTTTAATGTACGAAAACATACAACTATTGCATCATTTAATATTGCCTAGCAACCTAAATGATGCATTTTCTTATCTTGACCAATTGGACTGGTTCATTGAGCTACATAAGATTTATCAGCATTTTTTCCCAGAAGAATATCAGCAAGATAAAACAGATTGGCTAATTCATGATGACTTGATTCATCCTTGGCAACTTAATTTATTTAAGCTGATTGACGACAACTTATTTTCTTTGCCAGATAGCCTAGTGCTAGGAGAAGAGTTGTTTAGCGTGATTCCGGCTTGTCCATTTTATCCAGACTGGTGGGATATTGAGTTTGAGGATTTACCAAAAGCATTTCAGTTAGTTATTTATATTTCTGGCAACATTGACATGAGCTATTTTAGTGAAATACCTGAGTGGTTAAACAAGCTTCTTCCTCTTTTACAAAGTATTGATGGCTGTGATTTTTTGAAGTTAGAAGCACTATGCAAACAAGCCGGAAGCCCGTTAACTGCATTACCAAAAGTCATCGAAATTTTAGATCATTGCACGGGTAATACTTGGTTGGATTCCACCAACGAAGCTTACAGTGAATTTGATTGGACTGTTGATAATGTTGAAAAGCTTCGGGCAGACTGGCTAGAATGCGAAGCCATTTCTTCTAAAATTAAGGAATTAGATGAGTGGCTAAATACTCCAAAAAACATTGTTAGATTCTGCCAACTATTTTATGAGTGCGATAACGAACCCCACTATCCAGAACCATTAATGACAGTTTTGCAGCCTTATTTATGACAGAACCTTTACCTGATTCGCTTTTTCAAAGCGCTGCGAATTACCTTTTATCGTCGGCAACAGAACCACCAATTTTAATCTTTTTAGACGGGCAATATATATTCCGTTGGAAAGAGGGAGATAGGGTACGAACTAAACTAATATCTGGGGCTTCGTTGCGTTCGGCTTTTGCGAGTGAACCAATTGACTCTGGGTGGTTTTCCTCTAATATTGTTCGCTGTGGCATCTGCGCCAAAGGTGATTGGAGTGTGCTTTTTTCTGCTCCTAGTAAGGTAGATATCTTTCTGGATTTACCTGAAAAAGGGATTGAGAAACTTAGCGTACCTCTGCCTGGATTGGTATTTTTTGGGATTCACGATAAGTACTATATCTGGGCGATCAAAGAAGACACTTTTAGCCCGACATCAATAATCTATCACGCACCTTTACCCAATGTTAGCTCGGCTGAAGGAAGTTACGACCGAGACATAGCGGGTAGGATTTGCTTTGGCGAAAACTTCTTGCCTTTTGCTACTCCTATTGGCATTGAAAAAGCTTGGAAAATGTTTTTTGAAACTGCATTTACAGACCATTTGGTTGATGGCAAATCAACCAAACATAAAACTGATATTCGCACCGCATTGATAGAGGCATCAGACAAACGCAGGTATCCTTTAAAAACATTAATCCCTGTTTATGGAAACCTGACAATTGACAGAATAATCAATAGAGCCACGAGAAACACATGAACAACTTGGTAAATTATATTACTGCGATCGCTCCTGAACTTCCACCAATTAGCGCTCAATTGTATGAGTATATTTTTGCTGCTAATGGTGTTTTTCTCCGAGCCAAACGTTCTGGCATTGAAATTATGTGGGCGATTGGTTCTGCTCAAGTTCGTGGTTTGGCTACACTTGAACCTTACTTGGTTTGGGAGGGTAACAAAATACCGACATATTTATTGAATCAAATGCTGCGTGAATCCCAAATAAATATCAACGAAGTTCTTTGGTATTTGTGGCAAGAAACTGACTGGATTTTGTCAAAGCCCAATCAAATATCATCGCCTACTTCTGTCGTTCCAATTTATCGAAATCTCATAAACACAGACTACGAAAAAGCCTTAATAGAAGTTCATTCACACGGAAATATGCCCCCAGTCCCTTCGGCTACTGATAATGCTGACGAGCAAGGATTTCGGATTTATGTAATTTTAGGATGCGTTAATTCATTTCCTCAAATTAGTGTTCGAGTTGGACTAGCTGGTTATTTTTGTCCAATTCCTGCATATATGATTTTTGAAGATTTTGATAAACTCTCTATTCAGGATATTCATGAACCACGCAAGTATTGATACTTCATTTTTGGATTCTGTTCCGTTCCTTGTTCCTGAGTGGGAACATATTGAATTTATCCTTGTTGGCTGTGGCGGTACGGGGAGCCATTGCGCCTATGCGATTGCCCGATTAATGTATGCGATTAATCTTGCTGGTAAAATATCCAGTGCTACTTTTGTGGATTTCGATATTGTAGAAGAGAAGAATATCCTTCGACAGCTTTTTTGCCCCGCAGATTTAGGCTTTCCAAAATCCCAGATATTAGCCCATCGATTGAGCTTGAACTTAGGATTAAATATTGCGGCTATCAACAAACCTTTTGATGTGGGAATGATTAATATGAGCCAAGGTAATGGGTTGAATCTGATTGTGGTCATTGGTTGTGTTGACAACCACCAAGCTAGGATTAGCCTCGCTCAGACCTTAGATTTGAATATCCCTGGAATGGCTTGTCGCGTACTGTGGATAGACGGAGGGAATCACGAACAATCAGGGCAGGTGTTGTTAGGAAACACCGCAACGGCTAAGGATTTGAGTAAGTATGCATTCCCCGCAAATTCAGGCTTTTGCGTGGGATTACCAAGCCCAGCATTAATCCACCCCGAATTGCTTGTTGAACAACAATTCTCTTTGACTCAAAGTGTAAGCTGTGCAGAACAAATAAATGCTCAATCTTTATCTGTTAACTTGCGCGTTGCTGCGGAGATTAATGATTATTTAAGAGGAATAGTCTTCGGGAGATTGCGTAGATTTGCGACTTACTTTGATTTGCCATCTGGTAGCTCTAGCTCAATTTACATTACTAAAACAAATGTTTTGATATAACTTGTTCCTCAGTAATTATATTGATGGAATATTAATCAAATCGTGCCAAATTATTAATAGCCTGTGGCACGATTTAAATAAGTTATGGCAACAAACAAAGATTTACCAATAAAAAAAGGGGGTTCAGAGGATTACAACCGCCAAAACCAAGGAATTACTTTGGATTTTGGAGCTACAAAGATTCATCTCGATCCTTTAGAATTATTATTATTATTGTTGCTGGCATTACCTATTGGCATCATGATTAGAGACGCATCAAAAGCAACTTTTGAAGATGCGATGAAGCAAGTTGTAACTGTGATGACGACAGTAATTGGAATTCGCAAATTACCCACCAACAAAGCTTATCAATTTTTATCAACAGTATCTTTTGATCCCAAGAAAAAAGAGGATGAACAATAATTTAAGCCAGTGCTTGACCAAGCAAACTACTTTAACAGACTTATATTGCGATTACTGCATATACTCGGAATTATGCGCCGCAGGAAATATCAACCTCCTGTTATCAAGAGCGAATATACCAGTACCTTTTGCAGGCTGCTATTATTGGAAAACACCACAGCCAGTTCCGTCGCCATCTGGCGGGGAGTATTGCAATATGCCCCTTTCGACTTCTTACTTACCTGTGATCGACTCGATCGATCACTTACAACAGCTAGACGATCATCAACAGTATCTACAGGAACTACTAGGAAACAGTTACTACCCCCTAGAGATTTCGCCTTTACAGAGCATCCGTTTGCAACTCACCAAATTGCAATTAGCCGCATTAGCCGCTATCCCGTTAACAATCAAATTAAAGTTGAGTGCTTGGGGATGTGGCACTTGGATTTGGTGGGCATCACAGGGATTGCATGGAGCGCAGGCGATCGCTTTGCTTTGGCTGTTATCAGATCGTGCGCCTTCGATTTACTCAAAAATCATGTAGACGATTTGGAGTGGACGACTCGAATTGACCTTCATGCTCGGAAGGTTATCGACCAAAACCACAATGCGATTGGTAAAACTTAGCCAAACTCTAAATTCATATACTGTTTCACCCATTCCAAATCCTTGCTAGACCGTAGAGCTTGTCTTTGCAAGTAAGCGCGGTAAACATTTTTTTGATTATCAGATGGGTTCTCGCCAAAAATAGCTCCCTTGGTAATATTGGGAGTGGGAGTGCTGCCAAACTTTTGATGAAACAACGCGATCGCATTCCCCGGCGGTAGCTCTTTTCTGAATGAGCGCTGGGCTGCTTCCCGATAAAAAGCAATTCCGTTTTCTAGTTCAACGCTTCCATCAGGCACTCGTGAGGGCGCTAAAGCAACCATTGAGTAGTTGTAATTTGCTTTTTTATTTTTGACGGGGAACTGATACGAGCAGTGGGGGCAAACCATAACTGACAAATGCAGCAAAGCGCCACATCCCCCCTTTTCCCGCGAACAAGCTTTTATTGGTGCTGTCCCTTGAGAGGATGGCTTGTCTTTGTCCAGGGTTACATTTTGCCTTGAGGTCACAAAACCAAAACGGTAGGCATTACCAGCGTAATCTAGCACGATGCAATATTCTTTACCTGGATGCTTCCTCGATCCCCTACCGATTTGCTGGCGATATTTAATTTGCGACATCGTGGGACGCGCTTGAATTATGCAAGCTACACTTGGTTCGTCGAACCCTTTTTCCAAAACATCAACACTGATTAAGATTTGCGGATCAAACTTACCGCTCCTGGCAAACCCAGCATAAATCGGTGGTCGCGCATCATTCTCTAACCTGCCATCAACACAGACCGCATTGTACCCTTTGGCTTGAAAAGTGGCTTGCAACCTATCGCTGTGATCCAAGGAAACGGTGTAAGCGATCGTTTTAAGGTGACTTGCTTTTTGTTCCCATTCGTCAACAATTTGCTCACAAGCTAAATCGGTATCGACAACTACAGCTAAATCTTCCCTGTCATAATCCCCTTTGGTTTTGCGAACCCGACTTAAATCCAACTTTGGAAAACCAAAGTACCTGAAAGGACATAGCCGCCCCATCTCAATTAAGTCTGCCATCTGTGGAGCTTGGACAAGGCAATCATATATTTCCCCTAACCCCTCCTTCGGATTTGTGCGGTATGGGGTGGCCGTTAACCCGATGACCACAGATCCCATCTGCCAGTAGTACTCAAGAACTTTGCGCCAAGTTGGTGAATAACTAACGTGGGCTTCGTCAGCGAAGACGATTTCAGCTAAAGGAAATTTGCGATTAATTAAAGTATCAATACCAGCAATTTGTAATTTATGGCTGCGGTCTTCTTTGCGACCGCTTTTGATGACACCACACTTCAATCCAAATTTATTAGCTGTTTTTATTGTCTGATCTATTAGTGGTTCATCAGGGACGATGAACAAACAAGGCATCCCAGCTTTAACAGCATAAGATATTAATTCGGTCGCAATTGTTGTTTTTCCTGCACCTGTTTCGGCGTAAATTAAAATTCTTTTTTTGTCTTGTTTTATTAACTTTAAAACTTCTTCTATGACTGCTTTTTGATCGTCATAGAGTACTGGCTTGGTTACTTTCTGCATTTATTTGTCAGCGATCAGTTAGTTGCCTCCATTTTAAAAATTAAGTTAGTTTGTGACATAAGAGAATTTACTGTACTCGCTTTCGCTTAAGAAAAATAAAATTAGCATATTCCTAAACCAGGAAAATTTTCCTGGATGCCTCCAAGGGGACTGTTAAAAAGAAATGACATTGATAGAAGGGCTAACGCCAGCAGGGAAAAGGCGGTCTTTGCGAGTAACTGAAGAAGGCGATATTTTCCTGTTCAAACCTGAACCTACTGATATTGTTGCCCAACCCATATCAGTTACGACACTTCCATTACCCAATGGCGCAGCTACTAACGCAACTTTAGAGCAGGTGCGGGATGCCATAAAAGCGAGTCTCGACGTTGCCTCTACCATTTGGACGGACGATACTGGCGCTTTTTATGTCCGCCGCGACCTAGTGAACCAAGGTACTGGCACAATAATGGTTGCCTTTACAACCCCCGCAGGCGACGCCGCATCTCCAGGCGCAGGATTACGCCCACTGGCCTCTACAGATAAGGATACAATTACTGACTTTTATGACGTGCTTGCCGGAGGTACCGGCTATTCTATTGGTGATTTGCTCGCCCGTGTAGCAATAGTAGATGTAAATAGCGGTACTCCTTCTGTCACTGCTGTATGGCTTAATTTATCACTGGGTACAGTCCTCGGCTCTACACCTACAAATATTGAACGGGCAAACGAGAATGTCGGCGCGAGGCAAATCGGAAACTGGACTGTAAGCCTTCCTAGTGGGACAGCCGTACCGCTTTTTACTTCCAGCAGTACTAGTGGAGCGATCGCGGCTGGCAGAATTTCAATTTCTTTTAGCAACTTTGGTAATGCAGCAGGCACTTTATTAGGCGCTTCACTTCCTGCTGGTGCTGTTGTTTCTTTTGCTGCCCCACCTGGGCAAACTTTAGGGGCGTTTACCTTCGATGCAAGCGGGACGACCTTCTTAATTGGAGGGTTGCAGTAATGACTACTTTAATTCATCTATTAAGGGCGATCGCAGTAAGATTTAGCCCTACGGGAAACCTTACTTCTACAGATGTACAAAGTGCGATCGCTGAAGAGGACACAAGGGTAACTACACTTGATATTGCGAATGTAAAAACTACTGGTAATCAAACTATTGGCGGTAATAAAACTTTTAGTGGTGATTTAACTGCTAATAGTTATACTGCTGCACTAACCGCTAATACTAATGTTTTGAATATTAGTCAAAATGCTGGAGGAAGAACACTTCAGTTTGGTACAAATGGACTTGTCAATAGTAGCATAGGCACTTTTGGTAGCCTAACAAATGGTGGCTTTGGAATGCTCGAAGTCAACACGACAGCAGCAAGGACAGGGGTTTGGGTAAAAGGTGCAGCATCCCAAACATCCAATCTAATAGAAGCGAGAAATAGTGCCAACGCCACACTTTTTTCAGTATCCCCAGCAGGTGCGATCGCAGTTTCGGACACTACAAATTCTACTTCAAGCGCAAGTGGAAGTATCACAACTCTTGGTGGAATTGGTGCGGCTGGAGATATTAGAAGTGGTGGACTAGTTACTGCTACTAATTTTTCAGCTACTGCGGCAGCGATCGCACCGCTTATTAGAGGAAATGATGGCTCAGGGACTAATGTTAGTGCCCCCAATCTAGCAATAAGACCGGGCTTTAGCACTGGTAATTCTTTGCCAGCTCCTATACTTTTTTCTACAAGTGACCCAACAACTTCGGGTAGTACTTTACAAAGTGCTACTGAGAAAATGCGGTTGTCTAGTGCAGGCAATCTCCTAATAGGAACCACTACAGATAATAGCACTGACAAACTTCAAGTAAACGGCCCTACTTCAATTCAAAGTTGGAGGAAGCAAGCGTTAACTGCTGTTGGTTTAGCTGATTTAGTTAACTTTGTAATCTTACTTCATCCTAGATATGTTGCCACTGATTTAGCTCTTAATTACTGTGTAGGTAAATTTTATTTATCTAGAGGACAGACACTTGCTACAAGCATAATTTCTACACTTGATATAAATAGCCAATCAGCTTATAGAAGTAATAATGCCAATTTAGATGTTAATTCAGCTTCTGCCTCTGGAAATCCTCAATTTGATTTAGTAACTTGTACGTACCAGTCAATAGATTGGATTGCTGTTAGATGCTCTGGTTTGACTTCAGGTTACGCTGCTGCTGATTTTTCTTTTGAAGGGTTACATAAAGTAAGCGCAGGCAGTTCTTTCGCACTGAATGTAGTTGGATATTTAAATAACTCCACTACTGCTGTTGTTAATGCTGAAATTAATAGTAGTATTGCTGCATTTACGCCCAATATTACTAAAGCTATTCAGGCTAATATTCTTCAAAGTGGCAGTGGATTGACAGCCAATTTTACTGATACTGCTAATAGCAGAAATATTATAATAACCCCTGGCAGTGGAGCAATCGATAGTTCAAATGCAACACTTTCCTTTAATAGATTTGCTGCTCAACCCGTTGCCGTTGGGGCTTCTAGTGATTCACGATTGAGAGTAGGTCAAGGTGGATTAACCCTAACGGCATTAGCTCAAATAGATAATACTATTGCTGCTGCAAGTGGACTAAGGATTACTGGAGCTAGCGCTCAAACTGCTAATCTTTTTGATGTTAGGAATAACGCTCAGACTACTATTTTCAGTGTATCCCCAACAGGTGCGATCGCAATTAGTGACACTACAGTATCAACCTCGTCTGCAAGCGGAAGTTTCGTAACTGCTGGTGGTGCTGGTATTGGTGGTGCGCTAAATGTTGGCGGGAACACTATTATTACAGGGTCTTTGCTTGTTGGTAGTTCTGGAATTTCTTGCGGTGGACAGTTCGCTGGGGGAACTTTTGCTGGGACGCTTTATAGGGGATATGCTGCCAGTGGCACTAATGCTGCTGGAGGGAACGTCGAAGTTCGCGCAAGCGCAAGTACAGGTAACGCTATCCCTGGATCGTTAGTTTTCACAACTTCAGATCCCACTATTTCCGGTAGCACAATTCAGACTTTAACTGAAAAAATGCGCCTTGCTGGTAGTGGCAATTTGTTGATAGGAACTACCGCAGATAATGCTACCGACAAACTTCAAGTATCGGGTAGTGCAATTATCACAGGAGTTGTAAAACATACTGACACTACACCTTCCACTGCTTTTAATAATGGGTGCGCTACTTTTTTAGGTGGCATTGGTGTTGCTGGTAGCAGTTTTTTTAATAGCAATGTGAACTTAGGTAGTGGTGCAGTTTTAGCTTTAACCACTTCTAATGCAAGTGATTTACTAACACTAAATAGGGGAGGAGTTACTTTTGGATTGTCGCTCGGAGGTAACAATTTAGTTTTCAAAAATGCTACAACTAATTTTTTAGCACTTATAACTGCCTCTACCGCTGCCACCCCTACTATCTCTGTTGGCACTCCTGATTCTACAACTATTACGAATGCAACGATTAGGTCTTCCTTTATTGCGACACCAGGAAGTTTTACAAATCAAGCAGGCGCAAATCTAACGCTAGCTTCAGGCAACGGAACCGGAACAGGCGCACTACCTTTTATAGATTTTCAAACTCCTGATTTGCAAGCTAGCGGTACAGGTTTACAGCTTTACTCTAGTAAAGCTAGGCTTACAGGTTTGGGGAATCTCTTAATAGGAACTACTACAGATAGTAATTTAGCAAATCTTGAAGTAGTCTCAAGTTCCACAACAAAATCTGCTGCTGTTTTTCGGTCAGTCGCCTCTCACGCTGCTGCTATTCAAGAATGGCGAGATAGTGCAAATACACTTGTTGCTTCTGTAAATGTAGGGACAGGAGGTATAGGTACTCTTGAAGTATTTGCATCAGGAACTACTAGGAGAGCTGCTCTTTTTAGAGGGGTGACAGGGCAAACTGCACCTGTTGTAGAGGTTAGAAATAATTCTAATGCAATTACCTTTAACGTTAGCATGGCTGGGATTTCTACAGCGTCACAATATAACTTATCTGCACTAAACACTGCTCCTCTATCTGCTACTGACACAGGTACTACTGGTGAGCGTAGACATGATGGTACGTATGATTATATTTGTATTGCCACCAACACATGGCGCAGGTCGGCGGCTTACACTACTTGGTAATTATTAAGGAATAAAAAGATGGCTCGGCTAATCGACAGAATCCAATTTTTTCCGCCCAATCCTTTAGAAATTTATTACTATCCTATCTACGAGGTTGAGGGAAAAACTATTAAGGGCGAGTTCACAAAATTTGTATCTGGCAAAGATTACACTGAATTTTTAGCAGAATTACAAGCTGAATTAGATAGCGATTCCCCCACGCCAATAACACCTAAGCCTGATTGGGCAGTTTTCAATAGATTAGCTGCTACAAGTCCGGTTATTGGGCAAATCCTAACTACAACGGCGAACCAAGCTGCTGCCTTGAGATTACAGCTTATAGGCGCTCCTGCTGGCTATTCTCCTACGGGCTTGGCTAAGGCTGATTATCCTTTGTTCCAAGGTGCGTGGGAGCAGGTAATTGAAGCACTTCCAGAACCACTAACACCGGAAATGATCGCAGAATTAAATGCGATCGCAGCTAGTGCAAACATGGATTTCGTTTTCAACGAAGAGGGCAAAATAGAAATTTAACCGCCGCATCCAGGAAAATTTTCCTGGATTAAAAATAGTCAGCTATACATCAGATGCCAGTTAACAGTTCGGCAAGGCTTGCACAAATTTTCATTGGGGACAAAGACTTTTCTTCGTGCTTTATTTCCTTTCAGGGTTCCGACTCTCACATCGACCAGAGCGGATTAATCGGCTTCACTGGCTCCATCGTCCTGGGGCGGTCAATTGGTTTTGATGAATCCCTCGATGATCGCAAAAATCCAGCCCGTTTCTGTCGCGGCGTTCAAATTTTTATCAATATCGCCAATAGCTCTGGCGCATTACAAAGGCATCCTAGAGGAGCTTTGCGAATCTTAAATGCAAAGTACGAGGAGGAAAAGCAGCAACTAAGTTTAGACGTTGGCGATTTGATAGCTCTCCTGAATTTCAAAGAGCCAACAGACCCGGACAAAGCTGATAACAAATCTCTCCAAGGAAGCCCAGCCGGAGCAATCATTACCAAGCTGTTGCATCTGGCTGGGATTACAGCGATCGGCGGCAGCTTGCCTTTTACTAACTACAATTACCCACTCAACCTTTCTGGTTCATACCTCGGCTCGGTTGGCAAACTATTGTACGCCAACAATATGGTTGGCTGGGTGGATAATCAAGAGGTTTTTCGTGTCCAACCTGTAACTATAGCTGCGGCTAATGCTGCGGTGGAATGCGTAATTGGGCGTGATGAAATCTGGTACAAGCGGCTTGATGGGGTAGAAGCAATCTGCGAAGTCGTCAAGGCTAGCGGATCAGAAATGATTGTCAGACCAACAGGCGAATTACTCATTGATACAGCCGAGGAATATGGTTCAGCGCAGTCTGTTGACAAAAACTACCCCAATATTATTATCGTCACTCAACGAACTAAAAGAACTCAAGAATGGAACAAAGCAAGTTACAGGCTAAGAAACAAAACCGAAATTCACAAGCCTTACGGGATGGTAATTCCTGAGATTTTTTGGGGTCTAAATCCTCCCAAACTTACTGAAATTGCTGCCGAAGTAATTATCGAAGACTCTTATTACGAAAGGAATCTAGAATCAAAGCTCAAATCAAAAGAAACTAGAATCTATTATCCTGGAGCAACTTTTTTAGCAAACTACAAAAAGGCAGTTCCGAGTGTGTTTTTTTCGGGAATAATCAATTTAAGTTTAGTTAAGCTGATAACCGAAACTTACGAGTATGATGCCAAAAATCGATTATCAAAAATTGCTACAAAAGTACTAGAAGTTAAGACCATAATCTTGGACGAAAGTGATGAAGACTGGTCTGCCTGGCTAGCAGCGCCTCTTGAATTAATTCCTTCTTTGCAATCAACTCAAGAGTGGAAGCAACTAAATAGAGATACTTGGCGGTACTCTAGCTTCACTTCCCAATCCATTGTTCGAGTTGATCCTGAATTGGTCAAATATCAGGCAGGCTCTAAAGTAATTAGCAACAAATGTGACTTAATTGCAGACTCGACCAAGAGCGTCACCCGCACTTCAAATTCTGGGCAAGAGTTACCACCAGCAACGGAACACCGACCAGCGGATTACAGCATCGAAGAAAACAGCATTGAGGAAAAAGCCTTATTTACAGACTTGTGCAACCTCAACTTCAAGCCCCGTGAGCGAACATTTAGCGTTGATTTTTTAGCAGGCAGAGTAGAGCGAGTATTGCAGCCTGGAGAAGTTACGTTTTACCAAATTACTGGAAGCGGGACAGCAGCTAGTAACCAATTGCAAGCGATCGCAGGGCGGGAAGGACGGTTACTGCGCGGGCGAGCCAAAGGGCAAGAACTAGCGATGCCAATGAACGACGCTATTTTTGGCTATCGTCCTTTGTTTACTGTCCGGGCGATCGAGCAGGACGGAACAGTACAAAATTATCTGGCAGACGGTTGCAGCTGGGTTGTCTCCCAAACCAAAGCGCTTTGGAACTGCGACGGCATTTGGGTTGGAACTTCGGCGCGAGTAGTACAGCCGACCCAGCAGCAAGGACAGCCACCCGTTGTTACTTACACTGAACCTGCACTACCTTACCTAGAGCCACAATCACTGTATTTCGGGCAGGGGCTAGGCTGCCAATTCAATTCTTACTCTTACCCCTTAGAGCCACAGACAGGCGCATTTGGGTCGGGCATGGGACATGGGATATTTTTCGATGGCGCACCCCAACTGGCTTTCGGCATTGGGCTTGGTTTGGCGTGGAATGTCCCATCGACTACCGGGCAAAGCAATGCTACTTGGGATGATTTCATTTGGGATGATTGCGATTGGGACAATTTGGGGCGCAAAGCAGCGACTTGGGATGACTTCATCTGGGATGATTGCGATTGGGACAATTTGGGGCGCAAAGCATCCACTTGGGACGACTTCAACTGGGATGATTGCGATTGGGACGGGCTTGGGACAAGCAGCCAAACTTGGGATAACTTAGATTGGAACTTCATCAATTGGGAAACTGTATAACCAATGCCAACTGGAACTCTAACCAATGACTGGATTACAAAATCTGCCAAAATCTTATTCCGTGGTATCTCCCCTCCTAATCCCAATAAGTTCCGAGTGGGGCTGTGTAACACAGCAACTTTGACACGAGCTAGCACGATCGCTGAGTTCATTTCCGCCGAACTGTTACCGATTAATGGCTACTCTAGAGTAGTCGCCAACTTTGCCGATGGCGCTTACGATACAACAGACCAGCGGCATGAACTACCAATCATCTCTGCTAGCTTTGCCGCAACTGGTGGCAGTTTGCAGTTTCAATCTATTTTCTTAATCGCTGATGCTTCTACCTTGGCATCCAAGGCATTCACCAATGCCGAGGTAAACCCGACCAGCGATCGCATCACTATCCCGAATCATTCCCTAGTAAACGGTGATCAACTCGTCTTCACCGCCGACTCATTAGGCAGCCTCCCCGGTGGTATTGCTGCCAATACTCTCTATACAGTGACTTCAGCTTCTACTAACGATTTTCTACTGCAAGGCATAGATATTACAGATACAGGAAGCGGCACGTTTAGAGCGAGAAATGCCAACGGGTCAATCGTGGCATTTGGTATAGAACCTAATCCAATTACGTTAGCCGATGGGCAGCCCTACATCTATCAAATTCCGCTCGTAGTATTAAATGCAGGTTATGTGAATGGAAGCTGAAGAAACACTAAAGCAACAATCCCAGCTTAACCGCCACCTTTACTTTTCAAAAGCCGTGGATTCCCCAGACCAAAAGACTACCTCAATTGTTGAATCTTACGATCCTGTGACTGGGCTAACACGAATTCGTAATACCAATGGCGTTAACTATAGCAGCCCAATTACCAACGGTACTATCGGCACTGGGGACACGGTTCTTGCTCGGCAGGGGGCAATCCCAACTCATGATTCAATGCCTTATTTGACAAAAAAGCAGCCGACTACTAAGCAGATAAAAGAGTATTTTTCTCCCGCTTTTCTATTTGTGATCCATCGTAATTTTTGGTTTCGTGGTTCAGTATCGATCGTAGGTATTCAATCAATATTTATTGACAATAAACAATTCCAAAATGTTAGGGACTACACACCTGAGAAGCTAACCATAGAAGATACTTTTAGCAATACAATCATTCATGCCAATAGAGTTTCAGGTGTTCTTTTTAGTTATGTCAGCTATGTTCTCCATGACCCAGAATTTCAAAATACTGCTTACTTCCCTGCGCCAGTATCTTTTGAGTGTACGGAAGCAACAAAAATCAAAGTTAGCGTTCAACTAAATGTTCAGTCTCAAGGACAAACTCTTAGCCAATTTGTAGCGATCGGAGTTGATCGATTCCCCCAATCCCGCCGCATTGAAATCCCGTATACATACGATTCTTATGAAATCCTAGACCAAATTACTTGCGATGCAAGTGGAACTTCTAGTGTCACTTACGAAACAACTGTTGGGGCTGGCAAGCATTTTGTTATGTGCAGTGGCGCTTACTATTACGATTACGGAAATAGTGAAGGTTTCCGCACTGAGCAGGTTAGTGGATTTTGTAATATTACAGTAGAGGGCGCATTCAACAAACAGACTTTTTATATTCAGAATAACGCAGGTAAGGCTTTAAAAATGTTAGAGACAGAAGCCGAAAGATATGATCCCTTTTTTAGTTTTTATTTGACAAATACAAAAGATAAAATTTTCGCTCATATCCGCCGGAATAGCAGCCTTAACGGGGATCGATGGTTGGAAGTTAGCCGAGGCATTGTAACAGGTGACGAAGTGCAAACCCAGACTTTTTTAGAGCCAGAGCCTATCCCCGTTCTGGAGGAAGATTGGCAAAATTCGTGGACATCTAGCTATCAACGCAGACCTTTCCCCTACAGTGGGGATTTATGTCGAGATTCTGCCGATGATAGACGTTCAAATTTTTGGAGAAATAATCTTTACTACTTTGATTTTTTCCAAAGTATTAAGTACGGCGAAGGAGAGAATGATTACGCGGATTTAGACTTCCTTTTGAAAAGTTCAGATACAAGCGCCGAAGTTTCTGTTTCTGCTTACACCCCTAGCGTCGAAGAGAACAAGTGCAATACAAGCCCTCTACGCAAAAAAACAATATTAGTAAAAAAGCTAGACTTGCCTCTTGGAACAGTCCCAACCAGAGTCCTGCTTTTAGCAGCTAGTTTAATATCGGAGAAAAAATGAACGAAATTCAAATGCTGGCGATCGCATCTGCTGTTAATCGTGGCGCTTATCGAACGTTACAAGTTGAGCGCCAAAAAGTAATCAATAGCATCCAAGAATCAAATGCCACAATCCTTGGCTACGACTCGGTTATAGGGCAATACAAAATCAAAAAGCCCAACGGGGATATAAACTCTACCATTGCAATTTCAAACTCTGGAGCTTTAGCCAAAGGCTCTCAGGTCAGCTTGACAACTCCCGCCGGAGGGACGCCAATCATCGATACCATGCCGCGAGGATAACCAATGCCACCAACCGCAACCTATTTCATTGCAAGCAAGGCTGCAATTAAAGCCCTAACTAGCGACAAGCGCACCGATGGCTATTCACGGGCTGTCGCATCTGCTACAGACCCTGATTGGTATATGTTCTTGTCAGCTAGTACAGCAAATGCCGACGACGATTTGGTGCTGATGCCTGATGATAACCCAACCACGGGACGCTGGCACAAGTACGCTGGCAAACGTGGGGGTACAAGCTTTGGCGGAGGAATTATTTGTACTGACAACTGCACTATTGTCGGCGGTGGTAGTGGCAAAGCCTTTGGGTTCTATGCAGCAATAACAGTAGAACTGATTATCCAGCCCAGTTTTGATATAAGTATCCAAACCAACAATGACGCAATCCGCGTCTACAGATGGTCGCAGATGCCAAACACTGCACGAACTGGGCAGGAGTCAACGCCTTTAATTCAATTACCAGGAACTGGTGGGAAGGCTACAGTCGTTGCCAATTCTACTTACCGTTGGATATCGGTGTACGCTCGAAATCCAGCCAAGACCATGCGGAATGGACTAAACGACCTGGACGGGACTTGTTTTACCGTTTCAGGCAACCTCGTTACCCTACTGGGGTACTCCTGATGAACGTAGTAATTGGAACTATTTGCAAAAGCTTGGTGGCGTTAATAGTCATCCCGCTCACACTAATCTTTGCGCCGATCGCCAAGTACAATTTCAATCGCAAAAATAGTACATCGAGCGCAAAAAGTATAAATCTGGACAAGGCGATCGCTTGGGTGCTAGCCAGAATTATTACCCTACTCCCCAACTATCTTACCCTCCTAAAAAAGCTAGAAATTGGGGTATTTTTCTTCTGCTGGCGATCGCACCGCGAAGCGAGAAACCTTCCAGCGAACTATAGCAATCTCGCGGAAAAGCTAAAAGAGCAAGCAGTATCAGAATATGCTCACGCTCAGGTATTCTGTCAGCTTACTGGCAGCACACTATGTATGTCCGGCGCTGGCTTGATGAGTCGTGAGGAGAAAGCAGCCTTTGATTGGGGCTGTGTTAACTGGGATTCTAGCGGTGAATCGTATCAAGCGGACGGGATGAGCGTGAGATACCTATCTGCCAAGGTTTTCTTTGCCTTTCGCACCGCTAATTCTTACGATTGGTGCGATCGCTTGGCATTCATGTATGTCTTAGAGGAATTCCAATGGTTGTTCTATAAACAGTTGATCAAGTTCGTCCCAGATGAAGTGCGATTGAAACTTGATCAAATTGTTCTTGACGAACTAACTCATGCTGCCGAGCTTCACGGATCGCTGCACCTTATCACTAATGCAGAGCGCCAAGAATGGTTGATATTTTTGTGGCAAGCTCGGAAATATTTAGCCCTGGCTTGCCTCCCAATCGATACAGTACTTTACCTTTTCTCTAGATTAAAAATCCTTCCCAATACGAGATAGAAAATCTATGCACTCTTGTTGGAGTGCAGAAATTACTACCGCTCCATCTTCTTCACTGATGCCTTCTGGCATATCAGTAAATAAGTCAAACATGGCGGCTGCCCTTGCGTAATAAGCCCGCCGCATTTCTTTCTTCTGAATAGCTGGCGTGTTTTTCGGGATAGCTTGATTTTCAAAAATTAGCCATTTGCTTTTTAATCTTTCCCTTGAACCGCCATTGCTATTAGATTTCACCATTTAGTTTCTCCAGTAAACATCAGGCTGATGCCCTCTTTGTCTTTGATAAATCCCAGGTATAGTATCCTGGTGTTTTTGCTCGATAAAACCTGCCTTCTTTAACCCCTCGACTTAGCTCCCGACTGAGCAAATTCTTTAAGTCAGATTGAGTTCTGTTAGAGCGATGCTGCGAGAAGATTTCTAAGAATATGTCATGCACACTTAGTAATTTCCCCTCTTTACTTTTGATAAAAATTGTTGCTGCTCCAAGCACACTCATCCCTTTGTAACTATCGCTCAAAGGAGGGCCATTATTTCTTTTGCTTCTACTTCTTCCTCCATTAATTTTTGTACGGACTACGAGTTCTGGTTTTGGCACTAGTTCCAATGCCTTTATTGGCGGCTGACATCCCAGTAAAAGTGCCTCGGCGTGGGCAATTTGTTCTTCTATCAAGCCATTTTCAGACTGAATTTTTGCGATCGCGGCAAGATTTCTTTCTAAAATTTGCTGATAGTAATCTTTAAGGTTGTAGACTGCTTCGTGCAATCTTCCAAGGTTTTCCATAACAAGCACGAATTATCTGTATCGCCTTTTCGGAACTTTGCTCTTTTGGGGAGGGCTACATTGCTCACAATAAATTGGCCGTACTCCAAATGTTTCGCGGGTCGTAGCCGTGCTACATTTCCGACAAATGAAATTAAAAACTCTACTATGAATGATGCGGGAATGAGCGCGAACCGTGTACTCACGAACTTGTACTTTTTTCGTAGTAGTGGTAACGATGCTGGTAGGTAACTCTTTTTGCAATGTTGGCATGATTATTTGTTTTATGAAAATTTTACCTGTTCACTTCCCAGTAAAAATAGTCTCCAAGGACACCTTTTAATCGGCGTTTCATATAAGTTTTGGTTAGCAAATTAATAATTTTATACTCCCTTCCGATATTTAATTTAAAATTTAGCTCAATGGCTACGGCTTTACCAGCAATGATTTGCATATAAATATCTGAGCCAACTTCAATGGTATTTATTTCGTTAGTCATAGCTCGGTTCAGAATTCTAAATAATAAAATCAATAGCGTTCTTGACAAGACATCAAGAACGCTATCAAATCAATTAGCAATTTCGAGAGATTCTGAATGGCGCTTATTTTTGATGTTTATAACTGCCGATACTATTGCATCCAGATGCTCATCCGACAAAGGATTGGTTTTATCATCTGCGGCCCAGTTTAGAACCCAAGCTAGCTCTTTTGGAGAAAGGTGACGAATCCCTAGAGCAATTTCTTTTGCTACACTCATTGGGTCTGAATACGATCGCAATGGCATGGTAACAACATTGCTGGGATGCGTAGTCAAAATCCCTTCATCTTCATTTTGAGTTGTGTCTGGGCTAGAGGCAATAGGACAATAAGCAACAAAACCTTCCTTGCCATCATTCAAAAGTGTTCTCGGATCTCCTTCATTTCGGTCTTTCTCTGGCAGCAATCCCCCACCTGGCTGCTCTTTTAGCCCAGATGCTCTTTCAGGGTTCTTTTGTACAGCCTCAGCTTTTTTCTTCGCGGTGTGGGTAGTAACGTCAACAGGCAACAGCATATTTAGGTAAATGATGTCTTGTTCCATCCCTTCTGATATCTGATCAAATTTGACGACTAAAGCAGTCCTTCCATCGCTTGTAATAGTACCACTCACGCCAGCGTGGTGTTCGGCTTTTAGAGAAACTGTTACGTGATCGCCAATATTGGGACGCCACTTTATGGTTTCTTCGTTGGCACAAACCAACTGATAGGCTGCATGGATCGATTTGTTGTTTAGAAGATGCCGCAAACCATCATGTGCTACAGTGTCCACTGCTTTCAATTCTTCAATCGCTGAAAGCACTTTCTCAGCTTTCTGAAGATTTTTCCCGCTCCCTAACCCAACACGGGCCGCGACGATATCGCGTACTTGTCCTTTGTCACCGCAAGGATTATTTTCCTGGTCTGATCGCCCTTTCCTCAATTTGGCTTTTTCGGTTTCAATCGGCAACCAGCACCTAGCCTCTTTGACCTTCTGCTCAACTGTTTTTTCTCGGACGGCATTATCCAAAAGCAAGGCTTCCAACACAGCCTCATCATTGGCAAACTCCCGAACCTCTGCCAGGACTTTTTCTCTTTGCTGCTTTACGGCTATTCGGAGGCGGCGATTACCCCCAACTACCTCACCCTCTGGTGTTACCAATAGAGTCTTTATCCAATTACTGCTTTGGATCATCTCGTCTAGTGTCGTATCGTCTTCGACTTCCCCGTAGATTGAGGAGTTGATCGGGTGCGATCGCAACTGCGAAACCAACACTTCTTGAACTCCTAGCGGTAATAATGTCCGGGGTTTATCAACAGACGTTTCCTCCGACTGTTCAACTTCGTTAGTTTCCAACGGCGAGGCGGGAACATTTTCTACCTGGGCGTTCTGAATGTTCGCTAAATATTCAAGTAAGGGTGGTAGTGTTTCTAGCCCAAAGCCATTCTCGATGGTGGTGGCTCCGTCATCCCACAACACCTGCGCTTGTACCTGTATCCCGCGAGAGCCAATCTCCTCCGTTGTGTATCCTTGCACGAAGCCAAGACATGATTCTCCCCGATCTTGAATCCCGGTAACGCGATCGCCAGGACTTGGGCATAAAGCAAGCGCAGATTCAACTGAAGTACACATTGGGGTGATTGACCATCCATCGGCAAGTGCAAGCACCAAGCCCTTGGATAGGGCAAATTTCTCTGCATCTGCAATCAAGCATTCGGCAATCTCCAGTTCTTCAGTAGTGGCAGCTGCCACAATTATCCGCAAAAGCTTGTCAACAGCCACCGCGTCAACCTTCTTTGCAGCTATTGGTGGTTGTATTCTTATTTTTAATTCCCGCAAGTATTCCCAAGGTGGGAGAGAGTTTGTGGGATTATCGAGTTTTCGGATGTGTTTTTCCAGGGCTTCAATTCTGCCTTTATCACCTCCAGTCATATACTGTTTGACCCAATTTAGAGCGCATATTGCTGTACCCAAGCTTGACCTAGCTATTGCCGCTCTAGTGTTAATCCAATTCTTGGCTTCAGTGTCAGCCTGGGCAAATCCTACAATCCAGTCAAAGTCCCATCGGTCAAAATCTTCAGTTTGAACTAGCTCCCAGTGAGTCGGAGAAACTACCTCATTATTGGAAACTCCTATCCAGCCGCGAGCTTGAAGAGATTGTATTTTCTCAAGGCGATAGCCAATAACTTTGCCGTTCTCTCTGCTGGCAACCCGAACAATATCGCCAGCTTTGATGGTTCCCGAATTAGACATTTCATCAAATTCCAATAATCGCGGTTGTTCAGGAACTGGTACAGATTCGTCCCACGATACAAAAACCGTTGGCTGATGTCCTGGCGTTTTTTCAGTTATTTTCCCAAGCCCTGTACCTCCCTTTTTGGCAACATAATGCCCAACCTTAAGTTTGTCAAATGCAATCAAATTCTCTATCTGCATATACACAGTATTAAGCTGCTCTCGCAATACTTTTTTCTCCTGAGCAGTGGGGTTAGCCTTTGGACTCAAGAGATTCTTTAATTCACTTTCTCTGCTTTGTAAGGTTGCTAAATCAGAAGCCATTTTAATCCCCTTATTTTTTGTAGTTGAAACTTGCTATTAACTACTCATCAAACAGCTTGATGCTGTTATTTAATGGTTGCTATTTGCATTGTCTTATTAGGAACATTGCACTGTAGAACAGGATGCTATATACGCGACTACTCAAAAAACGCGGAGTCTCGAAAGCGTTGTAAAGGCTAGGTTTAAGAAAAGATTTTGCTGCTCTTGAGGTAATAAAAAATGCATTGCAAAAATACTTATCTGTTTCTTTTATTACCAAGCAAAAATGGGGATATCTATCTAAGTAATTCTGTGTCATAATAAAAAACGAAACAAAAAAAAGGGGTGTTTATTACAAACACTTGTGATGAATATTTCCTTTAAGCTGTTGCATTGATGCGCTATTTAGTCTTGGCGGATGAGATAGCGCAGCTTAGATTTTATAAAAAATAGTCTGTTTCTAGCAGGCTATTTTTTATGTGCAAATATTTCTTTGTCAAATGAAAATGATGAACTCTGTAAATCATGCGGCTATGGCTGTAGCTTTACTCTCCTGGTTTAGCTGATTCAGAATTAATCCAAGCTTTTGTCTGATTTGTGGTTTATGATGCTCCAAGTATTTTTTTAGACATTTGTGAATCACAGTACTTTGAGTCAGATGCGTTCGCTCTACCGTATCCTGTAGAATTTGTATAGTGTCATGATCGTATAATTCGACGGTTGCTCCACGCGAACGCCCTTCAGCGCAAGTCCTGGCTGACTTTTCAAGGGAATTGGCAAATTCTCGGACAGCCCTCCTAACGATTTCTTCGACACTGATACCCATCATTGTGGCTGCTGTAGAAGCAGAGTTTAGGGTATCAGGATCTGTACAATAACTGACAGATTTTTTGGATTTCATGGTATCCAAATGGAACTCATAAGATAAATTCTAGCACTGTATCGCGTGAGATACAAGGAATCCTTGACTCGCCCCAGCGCCAAAGTATTGATTAAAGCGCATGGGAAATTTGTACACAAGGTCTGGATTAGAAAAACTAGCAGAGATAGTGAGGGCGGCACGGGGTCACGATTCTGTGCGAAAGTTTGCAGCAAAAGCCGGAATTAGTCATAGAACTGTGGCACGGTTAGAAGAGGCAGACTTGCAGGAACCCGAAGTTTCAACGCTCCAAAAAATAGCACCCTTAACTGGATATTCAAAGGAGGAATTGATCGCCATTTTAGAATCAAAGCCTTATAGCCCAACAACTGTCCGCGAATATCGCCTAGCGGAAGACGTAATCCCGATAATCAACCAGCTACCCGATGCTGAGGCTGCAAAGGTTGCACAGCATATTATTGCTCGGTTGGCTCGTCCAAAAATTACAATAAACGGGGTTGAAGGCGAAGGAGTTAGCTTTCATATAGAGTTGATGGATCAAAAAGGGATGGCTGATTTACTACGAGCGATCGCGGAACGAATCGAACAGTAAAGACGATTGGTAAAAGTAAAAAAAACTTCCTTCTACCAATCGTTTTTTCTATTAGCTAGTAGCAGGAAAATTTTCCTGCTACTATCACGCCGAGGACTTTGCAGTTTCCTGAAAAGAAAGGTGAGCGATTCGCTTGTCCCCTGCCTTGTCAAATTCTGGCTCGGTGACGAACCAAACATGAAATTGAGCAAAGTAGGATATGTGGCTTGCACCCACCATTACCTCGCTAGTACCGGGAGCTATTGCCCTAGTTCTAGGTGATCGCTCCTGATACTCTCGCACCTTATCAATTAGAGTAAGTTCAGTATTAAGTTGGGGCAATACCCTACGCCTAGAATCAGATTCCTGATACATTGCTCCCAAAATCCGCATATCTTGTTCTGTGCAGTAAGCGCTAAACGTCCACAAATGCGGCTGTTCAAAAACAGGGCCACTACCAATAGTGCTTCCTGCGGCTGAGTACTCTAGCTTCCCCCCATCTATGGCTCTAGCTCTGGGGAATTTGGGGTCTAAAAACTTGATAAAGCTGACAGAAAGATTATCCAGAATTAAGGTAATACCACTCATCACAGGTTTGCACTCCTCACCGCATTTTTTGAAATATTGCTGTAGATATCTGCGGCATCACTTACAGGGTTGACAGTGGTGACAGTCAGCGCTGATGGACGAGAAGCGATCGCAGTTAGGTTGCCGTTCATTTTTTGTAACTCGGTGACAACATCGCTATTTGAAAGCTTTGACTCCATTGAGGTGCTGCCTTTATTCTCCATCGCTGCCGATGATTGGTTGCTCCATTTTGCTAAATCATCCAATCCATTGCTAGCGCTGACTTGGGCGCTAGAAAACTGAGGCGATGCCTTGTCGAATGGCACTGCTCTTGATAAGGAAGTAGTGAGAGCATTAGGCGCGGCACTTTGGCTAGCTGGGGAAGAATAATAATTATTTTTTGGGGTAGTTTCCTTGGGGCTAGGTTCCCGACCAGCCGCAATATCCGCTGCATCCCGTGCAGCTTGTGCATTGGCTTCGGTTCGGGCAATTTCTTTAGCCCTGGCTTCTGCTATTTCCAAAGCCGCCGCTTGATCTTGTGCCGCGTGGGCAGCATCGCGCTGCGCCTGTGCGCCTTCCTGCTGGGCAATTTGTGCAAGTCGCGCATTTTCAGCCAGTTCACCCTGTATTTCCACCCCGCGTTTGGCAGCATCTATACTTTTGACAGCAACTTCTTTTGATAAATCTGCGGTTTTTACTTCAGATTGAGCTAAAGCGATCGCATTTTTATCACCTAATTGTGTAGCTTTTTCTAAATTTGCCTTGGCTTGAATTTGGGATTGGCTAGCTTTAGAATCAAGGATTTGAGCTTCAAGAAGGGCGATTTCTGCTGTTAGCTTGGATCTGGTTAATTCAATGCCAAGTAAAGTTCGAGCCGCCTTTTCTTCGCGCAGAGCCGCCGCGTTTTGTTCTTCGGCTAATTCGTTTTGTAATTTACGCTTTTGGGATAGAATATCTGCTTCTGAAGAGTTGGCAAATCCAGAAGCCTGTAGCTGGGCATTGAGTACAGATGCAACCCCCGGATCTACATCGGGGTCATCAAGTTTGCGGCGGGCTTCTATTGCCCGATCCACGGAGGCAAGCTTACTGTTTCCTTTAATCTCTTTTAAGGAGGACAGCGCTTTTTGCAAATTAAGCTGACTTTCTAGTAAATCCTTTTGTTGCTGCTGGGATTGCAGCAGGCTATTCCTTGCGGCTTTCTCTTGATCTAATAGGCTAATTGTCTGGTCGATTGCTATTTTTTCAGCATTAGCCCGTTCCTGAATTGCATGAATCGCCTCATCTCTGAGGCGTTTAAATTCAGCAATTTGTTGGTCTATTATTTCTACTTGTTTTTGGGAAATTTGTACTTCAATTGCTGTGCGGCGATCAGCAGCGTCCTTGGCTGAAATAACTTTCTTGTTTTCTAATAGGTCAACATCGCTTGCTTGTTTCTCTAATAGCTGAAGTTGAAGTGAAGTTGAATCCCTGCTAATGGCTGCTAACTGGGCAGCAGATTCACGAGCCGCTTTCTCGGTATCACCAGCTGCCAACAACCCTTGTTTTGCTATTATGATTCGCTGATTGGCGCTTACTGTAATTCCAGCTTCAGCCTGTTTGTTGCTGCGATCTAAATCTGCTAATATATCAGCATTTATCTGTTTACGTGCTTCAACTTCTCGATTCGCTTGTTGAATAGCTAAGTCGATTACGCGCTTTTCAATTTCAATCCTACGGTCAGCAGCTTGCAATGCAGTTAATACTTTTTTAGCTTCTAACTGATTGACCTGATCGAACTCTTTCTTGGCTAATGCAATCCTTTCATTGCCAGCATTATATTCAGTTTCTAATAATTTTCTATTAGCAGCTTCATTATCTATCTTGCCATCAGCTTGCTGCCGTTTTATATCCAGAGTAGCAAGCCCAGATTTACTATCTACTGATGCAAGCTTTGCAGCGTTGACTCTTTCAATTGCCTTAAGTTCACGCGCACGGGCATTTTCTTGAGCCTGGATTTCCTCTTCAACATTTTTAAGTTTTAATTTTTTAAGATTACTATTAATTTCTGCTTCTTGTTTTGCAAAGTCTTGAGCCGTAATTGCGTTCCGCGCTCTTAATGCTTTGATGCGTTTTAGTTTATCTTCCTCAGCAAAAATCTCACTTTTAATACTGGCAACTTTAATTTCAGTTATCTGCTTACTTGCTTCTTCATTTGTGATAACACCTTTAAGTTGTAATTCTCGAATACCAATAGCTTTCTCGTTTTCAATATTTACAATGCTTCGAGCCGCAGCCTTAGCGGTGTTCTCTTCATTTTTTAAAGCTTCTTCATTAGCTGCTTTCTTTTGAGCAACTAAATTCTGAGCAATCTGCGATCGCAGATTAGCGCTTTCGCCTTCAAGCTCCTTAATTTTAGTATTAACTTTTTCGATTTCTTCAGGTTTTGCCCCAACTTTAGCCGCTTCTAATTTAGGTATTTCTGTAGCAACTAATTGCTTTCTGTCTTCTAATCCCTTTTTTTCAGCTTCAAGTATTTTGGAGTTAGTTTGTTCCTGAGTAATAGTTCCAGCAGCTAATTGCTCATTAATAGTAGCTTTGTTCTTTTCAGTAGCAAGAGCTATATCCTTAGTGCCTTTGTCATAAGCTTTGCTCAACGCCTCAACATCAAGAATTAAATCCTTCAAAGATTGAGAGTTATTCTTGTTGGCTACGGTGTCAGCTTCAAGTTGAAAAACTCGCTTTCTTAAAGATTGTTTTTGTCTCTCTAGGGTTTTGATATTTGTTTCAATTAGCTGCTGTTGCTCGACAGTTGGAGCTTTTTGAGATTTGAGAGTATCAATGTATTTATCAAGTACGTTGATTTGCCCAGAAGCCTCTTCTTTGAATTTCTTAATCCCTTCAGCACCCAATCGCTGTTTGTCAGCAGCTTCAAGAGTTGTTACCCCATATTTAGCGAGGATGTCATTGGTAGCATCCATCACTTTCCCCGCCTGATCAAACTGTTTCTCTAGGGCGAGCATTGCCAGTTGATTCCCGCGTTGCTCGGCGGTAAGAATCGCTAGCTCCTTTCCGTAGGTTGAAGTAACGTCACTGGTTCCTCCAAGCGCCTGGTCTAACTGAGCTAAACCTGTTCGGGCTGCTTCGATAGGGCCGGATTTTGCTAGTGTCTGCCCCAGGAGGTCGAAGCCACTAGCCGCCGTTGCAGTCTTAGCAGCAGTTTCGCCGAGTGTAGTATTACCCTTTTTTAAGCTGGCTTCAAATTCCAGTATTTTGCGGGTATTGTCCTCAACCGTCGTGCTGAACTTTGCACCTTCTGATCGCTTGAAGGCTTCAGAAACCGCATAAATAGCACCGCCAACCAAAGCCGCCTGGACTGCAAGAATCGCTAATTTACTGGCAAATCCTAAAGTTGCAGTAGCAGCAGTTCCTGTGGCGGCGGCGTATACATTGCGAGATGTGGTAGCTACCCCCGACTGAATGGTGGTGGCAGCTAGTGCCAAGTTGCTTAACGAAAGTTCAACTGTTAAAACCTTGGTCACGACAGCAGAAGTGGCAGTGACAGAGGCATTGGCTGAAGCGGCGGCGGTGTTTAGTCCGAGAGCCGCAGCTGAGGCAGTAAAACCAGCCGTAACTATGGGAGCTAATGCTGTGACAGTAGCGATCGCTCCTCCCAGAGTGAGTATTCCCCCAGTCAAACCGATGGTCACACCCAAGGTTTGCTTGACTGGTTCAGGGAGGGAATTGAAAGCCTGGAGAATACTAGCTGATGCTGCGACAACAGGGCTAGCAACCTGAAGTATTCCTAGACCTAAACTAACGAATGCTTCGTTGGCTTGGTTTGCAGAGCGTTTAAGTTGTCCCTCAAAAGAACTGGAAACTTTCTCAGCCGCCTGTTTGGCCATCCCCGCACTATTTTCAATGTAGGCTAGGTTTTTATTGAAGGCAGCAACATTTGCCCCGGCACTTGGCAAGATCGCAGCGACAGCTTCCACCGAACCAAATAGCTCTGTCAGTACTTGGGGAGTAGCTGCCCCTTTGGCATTCAAATCTGCAAGTACACCGGCTAGTCCCTTCGATTTCAAAGCCGCAGCGTTGAACTGCACACCCAAATCTTTAGCTAATCGAGTTGCAACTAAAGTTGGCGACAGCATCGCGGTGATAGCTGCGCGGACTCCTGCTACTGCGCTACTTGCCTGCACACCTTTGGCAGTGGCAGTGGCGACATAAGCAGAAAACTCTTCAAGACTCACTCCCGCTTCTGCTGCACTAGTCGCCGCAGAACCAATCATCCCCGCGTACTGTGCTACTGTAATCTTCCCGGCGTTTTGTGTAGCGATTAAAACATCCGTGATATGAGCAGCTTCATCGACCGACTTCCCGTAGGAATTGAGGATCGTGGTCGTCGCGTCAGCTACCGTATTCACATTGCTAAATCCACCAATTGCAGCGTAGGTGGAGTTTTTCAGGATGTTAGTAACGTCGGCGGTTTTGGAGTAGCCCGATGATAAAACGTCGTAGGAGCTATTAAGCAGATCGGTTGATGTAGATTGATAGCCCATCTCAGCCGACAATACCCGCATCGACTTAGCCAACCCACTACTATCTTCAGTTAGGGTGGCTGTTTTGGCTCTTGCTGAATCAAACGCGATCGCCGCTTCTTTGGCTTTATCCGCGACGATTGTTAAAGCAAGTCCGGCAGTAGCAGCTAAACCCCCAAGGGTAGCTTGCAATGCAGAAGCTGCCCTATTGGCTGGATCGGTATTTAGGTCTACATCTGGCAGCCCAGAAAGCAAACGGCGCAGTTCAGCAATATCCCTGGTAAGTTGTTCCCTTGCCAAGCGAATTTGGATATCTACAGTTCCTGCGCTAGTCATTAGTCGTTAGTTATTAGTTATTGGTCATTGGTCATTGGTCATTGGTCATTGGTCATTGGTCATTGGTCACATAACCGTCACATAAACTTTTACTCACCCAGCCGCCGACCTAATCAACTCAAGATCAACTAAAGGCCCTACCCAAGTAGGTAATAGTCCTTCAGCCGCCAAATCCAAAAAGGTGGTGGCTGTGGCTTGAGAAACGCTCAAGCGAGCGCTTTGTTGCATTATTTTCTGTTCGTAAGGGTTAAACCAGTTCGAGTCTGGGTTCTTGACTCCCTTTAGATAACAAAGCGCTAATCCTAAGCTGGCAATTGGAACCGCCGATTGGTAGGAATCGATAAGTTGTTTTTGGCGCATCTGCGCCATAGCCTGTTCGATTAGCCAAATCGGTTGATTACCAAAGTTTGTAGCGCTAAACCTTTCCTCTCCCGGATAGTATTGGCGCAGTTGCCAGTAAATCGCAGGCCAATCAACAGGCTCTACTTTTTTGGTTCTTCCGGGGTGGTTTCGTCAGCAGTGTAAAAGGCGCTATCGATGACAAATCCCAAGGGTACTTTTGATTGATCTGCGAATACAAAGTAAGTACCTGCAAAATCTGGTCGTCCTGCGACTACACCACCACAACTTTTTGCATAATTAGTAGCAGCAATATAAGCATCGCTTCCGCTCAGTCGAACTAAATAGCTATCGCCAACCCAACGAGAGCGTTCGTTATTGGCAAAATCATACAAGTCTTCAATTAGTGGGAAGTACTTGATTTTGTCCAAAGTATCTTGGCGAGTCCAATTCGGATCGACTCGGTACTTGAACAGAATTGTCGCAACTTCTACTTTTGCTTCTGATAAAGACTGCTGCTTTAATCCCACATAATAATCAGCGATCGCTAATTCTTCATTGGGTGTCAAAGACCCCAGGCGAATTATCTTCAGCACCCCATACTCAGGGCTTCCGACTTCTGCATATTCGAGTACTTCTTTTGGTTCGGTTGACCAGGGTAATTGTCGGCTCATAATATCCTCAGTACAAAATCGTAATTAACAGTTTCAAAAGCAACATCATCCAGGGATACCTGGTATTTGACTTGATCGTTTTCTTGGTCGATGAGGATCGGGAAATTACTCAAATCCTCGTCCGGGTCAGCTAGTAAAATTCCCACCGTAATTTGCTGCTTTTCGACTTGGCAGTGACAGGCGAATAAACCTCTAGTTTGCAAACTCCGGTGGAAAGGCATAAAACTAAGCTTTGGGTTTGGGTTGGATTTCGTTGCAGTATCCGAGGAATGAAACTTCCAAGTTTTGGCTAACAAAACCATCGGCAGGAGTTTCGTCAGGAATTGAGGTAATGGCGGCGGGCCCTTCCGTTAGTTTTCCAGCCTGATAAGCGTCGGATGGGGGTGGCAGAATCCGCCTTACCCAAACTTCTTGGTCGTTTTCGTAGGCGTATTCCGCAGTTCGTAAACCAGCATCGTAGTAAAGATAATTACCTGCTGCCGATAATCCGCGCTCTCTACTAGTGGTAGTTCCGTCCCGTTCTGATCCAGAATCAAAAGTGATTGAAGATTGTAGGTTGGCGCTGCGGGATACTGAAGCTCCAGAGCGGGCTTGAATTTTTACGGGAAATTCAGAAGTCGATGCATCTGCGATCGCTTCGGGCAATGGGAAAACTGCAAGAGCCGTTGCCCCAATAACAGCATCAGCCGAAAGCTGGGCTAGTCGCTCTACGCCGCTTGCATCCTTGAACAGTAGCCATTGCCCTTTGGGGATTAGTCCTGTAACCGTTTCTTCAAGTGGAATGCTGGTTGCAGCTTTGGCAATGGCAGCGCTCGCTACGCCTGCTACAACTAAGGTTTGATCTACGGGTTTGGCGCGTACACCCGTGGGTAAAAGTGCCAAATATAACTTCGTACCCTTAGACTTTTGGATAGCTTGGGTCATGAATCTCCTGTGTAAAAAGAATGAAGGATTTGCATTTCGCAAGTTTCGATATTGCCGATATACGGGTCGCTAACGGTGCGAATTGGATCGCCTGCAATATCAAGAACACTTAGAATTTTAAATAGTGGGGCAATAGTATTTTTAGATGTGTCGTATTGTCTCAAGATTATTTGAGTCACGACATTTTGAATAATGCCGTCAAGCCGGGTTTCAAGCCGAATAGAGTTAAGCGTCACCAATACCACTTCTAATCCCCCGGTGACGCTTGTTCCTTGAGGAGGGTAAACCTGGACATTTGACCCTAATCCTAAAAGTGCGATCGCAGGATCGGTAGTGCCATCGGGAAAGGTGTAAATTCCAATTTCACCAGCCAAGACATCTACGATTTTGGAGCGCATTGCTGCAAGTGCTGATTGAAGTTCTGGTAGGATGTTCGCCGCGTTAGCCATTGCCAAGTTTCCTCCGCGCTAAAGTGCTGACAGTGTTAGCAACGTTAAATGTTGCCAAGGCGTGGGTTGTCCACGGTCTTCCGGGGATGACTGTCCCATCGGGCATGGTGTAGCCGTTATGAACATAAAATGAATAATCAACGGGCCATGCAAACGTTACTTGACCAAGACCTTGAAAACTCATTTGCTGTGAGGAACGCAGCCTTCCAGTATCGATAATGTTCCGGGGTGACGGTGCGGTTGGCCACTGCCAAATATTGGCTGTAATGGATTTGGTAAATTCGCGGCTCAAAAGAAACATAGTTTCTTTGAAAGCCTCGTCTAATACCCGCTCCGGTTCTGAAAAGTTGAGGTTTGCTGTCATTTGATTTCAAACCATCCTGCGATGCGATCGCCAATAATTTGCTCAGTCCTGAAAGGGGAACGCCCTCGTTTTAAGATCACAAACTCCCCGTTTAATTCGTCCCAGGTTGCAGATGCTCTAGCTTCGTGCTGGATGGTATTTGGTATGAGCAGAGTTCCTGGTTGACCATTTAAGGAAACAGAAACCACACGTCCCTCCAAATAAACCGCCTGTAGGCTAACTCCAGGTAAACGCTCTTTTTTGTAGGCGCTTACAGCCTTAAGCATTGCTGCCACTACAAGGGACTCGCCTGCCGTAAACATCCGATTGCCAGTTATGGGGTCAACACCTGCTGCTGTTCCTGGAAGTGTCCAGGTCAAGGCGGCGTTGGCGAAACTAGCAAAGGGCGATTGTGGCATATCAGTAAATCGGGATATTAGGAATTGAAACTGTACTAGCGTTAAGAATTGGCAAATCCTCCCCGACCATCAAAGCCGTAAAACCAGCTGGTACAATCCAGCCATACTTTCGATCCAAACCGCGTTGAATATCGAGATACGATTCAATCGGGCGAACCATTCCGGTAAACCCGACACCATCAGCGTTCGATAACTGCTGGTGCTGTGGGGCTTGCTCTAGGAGTTTGGCAACCACCCAATAAGGGCGATACTGTGTAACTTGGTTTATGTCCACTGCCGCGGACTCTTGAAGATAAATTTCTACATTGGCTGCGATCGCATCATCAAAACCCGTCAAGGTTTTGACTAGATCGAAGTTTGTTTGATAGTTAGAAAAGTCAGTCATGAGTTTTGGCAGGAAAACAAGTTGCTACAAAATCTTGGGTGATATCTCGAAAGTCATTGACTCCAGCTAAAGCTTCTAAAAATTGCTCTGAAGCTCGATTAATCGGGCTAGTCGCTGCGGTTCCGGCATCATGCAAAAGAGTAAATACCCTGATTAAATCAAGCGCCTCTTCCGCGTCCTCGTTAAGCAAATCAGCGAAAAACAAAATTAGGTTTTCGACTATGTGCAAGTAGCCTGTATACCCAAAGGCATCGCAAATCATTCCAATTGAGGGATTAATTACCGAGCAGACACACTTAAATATTTCAAGCAGCCCTTCGTTGTCGGGGTCACTTGCCCACAATGAGAAATTAATAAAAGTGGGACGATGCAGTTTCTCCATGATTTTCACTGTATAAATAGGTGCTACCCATTGCCTAAAAAGATGGGTAGCCCCCGACTTTAAGCGTGGTGGTGGGTGGGCAAAAAGTCGATTACTTTGAAGGCGGTCGGGTGGTTTTCGCTTTTCCTGGAACTTCAGCTTTGACTTCAGCCTGCGACCAACCCAAAACCACCGCTAACTCTTCAGGAATTGATTGCAATCCGGGTTGATAAGTTTTGCCCCGCCAGCCTATTGAATAGGGAACCTGGAACTTAATCAGTACCATTACTTTGTGGGGTCGGGGATGTTCAAAACAGCGATCGCTTCTGGGTCTTGAATGACTGGCAGGATTGTTTGCCATCCCTGCATTTCGATCCGGGGTGGTTTGTCGTCTTTGTAGGTGGCACGGTTAGTTACGCCGGGTTTAGCTTCCCCAACGGGTCTACCAATTGCGGTGTAACCCAAGGTGTTGTACAGAGGAATGGGTTCCTCGTCACCCAAATCGATCGTCTGATCGCGTCCGGTTTCACACAGGATTACAAAGGCGTTTTCGTCCATGAACCGTTCACTAGAACCGTCACCATTGAAAAAGCGGAGGTCGTAGGTGTCACACTTGGGAATTTCGTTCTTAGCGAATGCCAAATCAACAACGCCGGATGTGCCGTTAGGCCCTGACCCTGCTAAATTTCCTTGGATGATTGTGATGCCGCCGCCGTAAGCTTGCACTTTGGGGTGCATAGCTAACCGCATCTTCACTTTGGTTGAAGTGACGCAACGAGTAGCGATTAAGCCTTTTTCGGTTCTGAGCCAGTTGATTTTCCCAATGATGTCTTCCATTGGGTCGTAACCGTCGTTGTACCAACCAGTAGGCAAGCCCACTGTGCCACTGGGGATTGTTACCCGATGTCCTTCAGGGTTTGGCACATTCACTATCTCTTGATAGTTGTTCGCACCTTTACGGATTATTTGAGCTTTAACGATTGCATCAGCCCGTTGCTTTTCTCGATATTCAGCAAGCGCTCTGCCGATAGTGCGATCGGTAAAGTTCACAATTTGTTCTTCTGCTTGCTGCATTGAATCGACATTGTTTTGTCCTAATTTGTCAATTAGGTTGTCGAAAGCTTGTCCAGTAAATTCTGAACCGATGTCGGATTCTCCAAGTTCTACAAGGAAAGAACCGACCCGTGCGCCACCTTTAATTACTACCGGCGAATAACGAGTGCCGGAGTTAGGCATGACGGTTTTGTAAGCAATTTCTTCTTCGCGGTACTCATTACGAGTTACGTTTCTTTCGGGAAGAAGTTCACTAAAGTAATATCTGCGAGTTCTTGGTCCGAACTGTAATCTGGGATAGTTGACCGTATCAATTAAAACGTTTTCTGCTTTTAATCGCTCTAATAAAGCGCCTACACTTTCTGGCATTTTAACCTCCCTGCATTGTTTGATAAAGTTCTTTGATTTTTGTCAAGACAGCAGGAAGTGCCGTGAAAGGGTAGTCAGGGAGGTAGTTGTAATAAACTAAAGCTTGATGTCTGTAAAGCGTGGCATCGGCGTTGCGGTTAGCATCGTCAATATCGTAAGCCAGCAGATAAAAGTCATCATGAGCGACTGCGGTTTTTAAAGCCACAGCTACCCCACTCGCCGCCGATGCACCCAACCCAGCTGTAATTGTCAGAGTGGAATTGAGATCATTAACACCATTAGAGGCAATGGTATAGTCTGCGGTTGCAATGCTGAGAACATCGCCAGCCCGATAGCCTGAAGTACTGGCAACAGCAAGAATCGTACCGCCACTGGCTACTGCCGCAGTCAGGGTAGTTGCCAAAGTTGTGTTAAGACTGTTGTTGACTGGTTCCCAGTGGGTGGCATTAGCTCGTCTTCCCAAAAGTACGCCACTAGAGATTTGACGGATACTGTTAGACTCAGCAAATTTATATTTGTTCACTCGCACACCTCCAGGCAGCAAGCTTTGGCGATCGCCATAATCGCCCATCCATCGAGGCGCGGTATCCCGCGTCCCGGAAAATTCTAATCTAGCCACAATATTTGACCTTGCAAAACACGATTGGATTGCTGACCACCAAGGTCTTAGTAGTCCACCAAGGACTTAAAAGTTTTTAGACTTTTGCAGTAGGCGTACCGTAGAGATGGCTAAGGGTTTTATTAACCACATTACCCTTAGCAGTTTCAGATCCTTTCGGGCCACCTTCTGGCAATCTAGGATTAGGAACACCTTGAAATAAGGCTGGCACAAAAGCTTTCCAGTTAGCATCAGCATATTCTCGCAATTCAGAACGAGTCTCGCCTTCAACTACAAACACTTTTTCGTTTTCTACAACTATTTGATGAGCTTCTTTGAGCAAAGTTTGTAAAACTTTTGGCTGTGCGCCAGCTAAAGTTGCCGCTTCTGTTACTCCAAGTGATCGCGCCAAAGTCTGCTTTTCAGATTCTAAAGTTGTCAGCTTTTGAGCATTTTCATTTATCTGAGTTTCCAGACTTGTGACTTTTGTTTGAGCTTCAGTTAGGGACGTTTCGGTTGCTGTGATTTTACCTTTTTCGGTTTCGAGTTCTGACTTTGCTGATTGCAATTGCTTGTGTAGGTCGCTGGCTTGACTTTTGAGTTCTGTTTCATTGGTTTCTAGAGTTTGGATACGAGTTTTGTATTGAGCATTTTCAGTACGCAATTGCTCAAGTTCGGTAGCGGCACTGGTTTGTTCGCTGGTTGCACCTTTGAATTTCTGCCGCCAATTCTGAGCTTCTTTATTCAAGCCAGTAACATGGGTGCGAATCGCTTCGCTCGCATCTTTCCCCCCTTCTTGTTCGTCCAGCCATCCCAGTGCCTGCGTGTAATCCATAACAAATAAATAGCTAATTATACTTTTTGTTCTTTTATCTTACGGGCGCTTGATTTTACAGATATCGGTGTCAGTACTGAAGTTTTGATTTTTAGCAACTAGTCTGGATCTCAATCTTGTTCATAAGTTAGAATTGTCCGGTTGGGATCGATTTTATGAGGCTGAACTAAGTTTTATACATTTAGTTCAGTTTCGTAAAATAAACTACTCCCGAAATAATCACTCTCGTATTCACAAGTGAACTGATCAAAATTCTGCGATCGCACCTCGCGGAATTTTTTATGATTTACTTCCGTTTGTCAATTTTTAAAACTATCTTTATCAGAATTATTATTGATTATTTTCCCAAAATACTTTAATTATTCACTTCCTGAATATCGCTTTTCTTGGGCTTTTTATCGCCTTTTTGAGTCGAAAAATAATGTTGCAAAGAATCAAAAAGTGTGTTAAGATCAAGATGTAGCAAAGAATCAATCGGAGTGGATTTAGAGATGGAAGATTTGAGAAACGAAAAGAAACAAATGGAAGTAAAGGTGGTTAAGAATGAGGTGGGGTGTGCCTGCAAATTAGGTTCAGATTGTCAGGGTGAATTCCACATCGTCCCTGGAACTAATTGCCACGCTTGTTTATTATGCAGTTATGCGGTTTTGGATGGAGATTTTGTATTCCTTCCGAACCACCCGGAATATGATCCGGCGCATCCATTCTTTAATTAATTGATATTGGGGGGGTTCGACCCCCTCCCCTTTTTAAGCTTTTTACTAATTCCAATGTTCTAAAACACCGAGCCTCATGTCTGCATGGGGTTCGGTGTTTTGGGTGGAATTAATTTTACCCAGATTGCCCATTAATAAAGGTTATTGCCGATGTTTGATGGCGTGTTTTATTTAGGTTCCGTTCCAGAAGATGAGGGATATCAACAATACGGGATTCCTCATTATCACGTTCGGGCGCAGAACGAATCACGAATTTACAAGAAGCAATTGCTTCGCACATTTTTAGTTCCTAATCCACTGAAGTCCAAAATTAGCTTTGAGCTAAAAGCAGTTACTGGTGAACAATGCATTCATTACGAAATCGTAATTAAGTTCGATGTTACTAATCAGGCAGCAACTGAGTTTGCTGAAAATGTCAAAGCTAACCGTCCCAAGGAATGGGATGAAAAGTCTATAAAAGACTTGCGAGCTATGCACCTTATCCCTGACTAATTCCAGTTCAGGGGGGCTTTGTCCCCCTGGAATGCTTCTAATTTAAACCTTGGATTTTACTAATTAAAAGGATTGATTGTCGTATGGTACTTTTGAACAACGGACAAGTTAAGAAGGAATTGGTTATCGAATCTAGCCAATTTGTTTTAGTGATCACAGCTTCGGATAAAACAGTTCACACACTGGTAATTGATAGGGTAGAAGACGCTGAAAGTCTTGTTCAGAATTACTTAGATTTGAATGGCTACGCTTGGTGTCAAAGCTTTGTTTTAAATGCTCAGGCACAGCAAGTTGCTTATATTTCAAATTCAGGAATCCTTTATCCAGGCGATCGCAACTATCAAACTTGGGAACGCAACTTCTGTTTGATAGGACGGTTGTTAGATTTAGTTACTGGGAAGCGAGTTTGTTCCCCCAGCGACTTACTAATTTTGGAATCGCGTGGATATTCTGAATATGAAGGAAGAACTGAATGTCTCAGGGATGTGCCTACAATAGATTTATTGTGTGGCGATTTTGATGAAGCGGTTGCTTTCTCAAAAGTTTATTTGGAGAAGCATCAATTAGGAAAAAGAGATTGGGCTGGTGGTTACGTTTTTGAGCGAACCAATGGTAAATGTGCAGCTTATGTTTCTTACAGTGGAGAGGTTTTGACTCCAGGCGATCCAGGTTGGACTGACCCACATTTGGTAGACTCGCCCCTGCAACCTTTGTACTTGCTCATGCATCAAACCCAGGTTGTTTAAGTTGAAAAAACCCTGTTTGAGACAGGGTTAAAATGCTAGTATCTGGGAGCAAAGATGGTTTTGCTCCCTTCGTAATTATAGTGATAGTTATGGAGCATCAGCTAGTTAGAACTAATCTTGGTTTTGAATGTGAGATTTGCCGTTGGCACTGGAAAACCAACACCACATTAACACCTTGCCCTGGAGTCGTTCGTTATGAATATGGCAGCCAACCAGAGCATTTAAAGAACTTAACTTATCTCCACAAAAAGAATTTAAAACCGAAGCCAGGTGTTGACCCCGCCGGAGTAATTTATCTTCAGAAAAAAGGGATTTCCCTTTGGCTGTATGAAGAGAAGGATTGCCAAATAGCCGATCGCAATTTACCGACTATTTATCAATGGGATGCCCGGCCCGATTTATTCACAGTTGGGGAATTACGAAAGCAGAACTTAGCACCCACCCCAGATATTAAACCTGATGGGGTTGCTTGGGTTTGGGACAATGCCGATGAATGGGGAAAATGGATTCCACTTTATCGGATTAGCAGTTGCATCTGGCAACCAAAAGATAGCTGGTTGACCAAAAGCGCTTTGAGGGACAAATACTTGTTGTCGCCAAAGTGGATTAAAGAATTGGGTAAGTGCGATCGCAAACTTAAAAACCCACACGGGCGCAATGCTGCCCCCATCCAGCTTTATTCCCGCCAAAGGGTTGAAAATTTCCTCGCTGATAGGGCTGAGGCTTATGCTCAGTGGTTGGATAAGCGCGATCGCTACATAGCGATCTTTGAGGTAAATCGAGAAAAGATACTTCAATCGCGGAATTTAACCAGGGAGCAAACCGCCAAATGCTTGCAATGTGCGTCTAGCACCACTACAGAAAATGGTTTCTTTTGCGCGATTCATCCGAAGGGATTGGATTTTATTCCTTGTAGAGATTGGAGTAGCCGATGACAGGTTTGTTTAGCAAATACATTATTCAAAAAGCAGATGGATCACCCGTAGATCCTGGCGCTCAATACTTTGTTCTTCGGTTAGACACTGATAAGGCGGCACGAATAGCCATTCGTGCCTACATCCAAGAATTGAGTGATGAGGATGTTCTTAAACAAGACTTGATCGACTGGATAAAACGCTTGGACGATAACGATTGCAAAAATGCAATGCGCCGACAAGCCGCTAGGTATGGGGACGGGGCTGCATGGGAGGAGCATGGAAGAAGTTAGAAGCAGGAAAATTTTCCTGCTACTCGACTCTTGGGCTACTTGACATATACCCTCGGAGGGTAACAATATTAGAAGTGTAGAGCAAAGGAAAACTTATGATGACTATAGCTCAAACAAAAAAGACAGTTAACAATACAAGTGACAAAACACTGTTGAACGATTTAGACTTTGCCAAAACATTGTTGAGTACAGTATTGCCTGACGGGCTTAAAAACAGCCAAGAACAACGCTCAATACTAGCAGACACAATTTACTATTTAATCCAATGCCGATTAGATAAGATTTCAAATTGCAATAAACTTTATACCCTTGGAGAATTGTATTTTTATTTGCAAATCCCGAAAGGTTTTTTAAAGAGTAATGCGTGATTCAACTACAGTTCAGTTAAGCGCATTAGCACCCAATCTACTACTAGGCGAGTATCCCGATCCTTGTCCTATTTCTGCTCAACGTGCGATCGCAATTCTCGAAATCCTTCAGGACGGGGAGTGGCATACAACAAAAGCGATCGCGGCTAGGTTGGGCATTAAGCGCAAGTACGTCGCAGACATCCTTAGAGCCTGTAAAGAGGCTTGGGGGCTAGCAAGTTCTAGAGGAAATGGGTGGATGCTACTTAAAAAGGGTTCGGTAATTATTGTTTAAAGCGGAGCGAATTGACATGGAAACTAAAATAAAAACGCAATTTTATTGCGAGATAAAAGGCGAGAGAATATGCCTTAATGAAGAATCGCCAATAGTGATTCTAATAACTGCCGGAAATGGTAGGGGGTATACGACAAGATACAGTGCTTTTCTTTCTGAGGAAGGCACAGAAAGACTACATCCTATTTATAAAGATGTGGAGGTCTTTGACAAAATTGGGTCACATAAACAAAGGCAAAGGTGTTTTCATTATGTTGACCACGATTGGCATTTGAGAAACTTTTTGGCAGACGCAGGGTTTACAAATGTGTCGCCTGCTAACTGAATACGAGAAGAAGATAACACAGATGAAAAGTTGGTTTTGAAAATAATGAAAGTAGCAGAAATATCAAAGCTCCAAGAAGTACTTCCGATACATTTATATGGGCAAGGGCAGGCTAAAGACTTCGCATCATTGCTTTCTGAGATAGAAAAAGGTGAGGCTCAAATAGTTTGGGAAGACCTTCGCCCTCTTCGATGGATAAAAGTGTGTCGAGTCAAGGTCATCACTGTAGAAAAAGGCTTAAGCCTTTGGGAGGAACGCCAAGTATTTGCCGATGGTCGAGTCCGTCATCGAAATATTCAGGGACTGGCTGAAAAACTACTCCCAAATGAGAAGCCAGAAGATGCAGCGGATCGAGCATTAAAGGAAGAACTAGGGTTAAGTGACGAAGCGATCGCTCTTACTCAGATTGAATTCGACGGGGTTGCTACCGAAGAAAAAGAGTCACCTAGTTATCCAGGTCTTGCAACTCGCTATGAGTTTTATGATTTTAAAGCTTATTTTCCTATCAAGTTTTGGCAGGAAGAATTTGTGGAGGGAAGCGACGATGATGTGAAAAAGACTTATTTTACTTGGAAATGCCTAAATACATCAATCCACTAGGGGAACAGCCTAAGCGTGGGCTTCGGTATAACGATTTGAAATATCAGTTACTTGACTTGATTCGTCAGCATCCTGGGATTTATCGCCCACAATTCAGAGCGAGTGTTTTCTGAATTAATAAGAGAGCAAAACTGGCAAGACGAAATCTCACTATTTTGGAGAAGCAGAAACTAAATATAGTCCAGGAACCCGTTCATCCATTCGCCATTCGCTCAAATTCTTCATCTTGAAACCCGCCGCCTGGTGTCCACAAAGGAATCGCTGGGCGGCTAAATCCGCGCAGCCGCTCGAACTGAACCAATCCCGGATTGAGAGGAGTGCTAGCAATTGCCGCCGTCGTTGCGTGGTGCGATCGCATCCAGTCCAAATCAACCAATCCCAAAGATAGCCACTCCGGTTTAACAGGCATCAGATAGCATCGGCAGCGAACATGAAGAATTGCAAAAGCATCCTCTAGTCGATAAATGTTGCCACAGCGCAACGCGCAGAATCCACAAACGCGCTCGTCTTCGGCGGAAACTCTTTGCACATAACCAATATTGTTAGTTTCATAACCAACTCTAGTCGCCTGGTCAGTCGCTTGCAAAGTGGCAGTCCGGGCGATACTTTCTGCGTTGCTTTTCGATACCCCTAAGTTGCGGCGCAAAACTCCCGCAGTCCAGGCGATGCCCTTATTTTGGATTAGTCCTTGGGCGATGACTTGTTTGGCCGCGGTTTTGAACTCTGCCCCAGTTCCCGTCAGCCAAAGCATGGTATCTTCAACCGCACTTTTCAAAGCCTCGACAGGTATAGTACTGGGTAAAATCATGGCATCAGGCGCGATCGCTCCTATCAATTCTCGCGCCAACGAACTGCCATTTTGAGTAGCATCATTAATCAACTGCCGAACTTCTATTTCTAAAGTCGCGGCTGTGGCGGGAGGAACCAAGTTTAGTAATTGCTCAACTTCCTGTATGAGCAGCGCTGAACGCTGTAACCCAGTTAAATTAGGTTGAGCGGTCAAGGAAAACTTGCTATGCGATCGCCTCAAGCTGTCCTCTAGTTGGGCGTAACTTGTGGCTAAAGCTTGGAAGATTTGTTTTATTGTTCCACTTTCGGCAGTTCGTAAAATACCATCGAAACGGCGAACCACATTAAAGGCATCATTCATAATTTATGAATTTTAATTTTAGTGATTACTCAAGTCGATTATTTGACTCTAGAGCGACAGTCGTTGGAGCAGTTTTTCGAGCAGGCTTGAAAGAATTATTAGAAAAGCATTTTACAGAAGTAAAACCTGGTGAAAACAGCAAAATACTTGCAGATACTGTGACAGCCCCGCATATTTGTTTTTATGGAATTAGAGTTTTTTTTGATACAAACCAAGTAGAGGATTGCTTAATGTTTGAAGATAAAGAACTTTTAGAGCTTTATCTTAATCGCCGTTCAAATGAGGAATTCAAAATCCTAATACGAACAAAATCAGCAATAAATTCAGAACCAAAGTTTATTCCGCCCCAGGATTATCCTCTGTCGGGTTGGCAGTAGGATCAAATGCCCCCGGAATAGCAAAAGCTGCACTCATCGCATCCTTGGCCATTTCCTCATCAATCAAAGCTGCTTCTGCGTCAGGGTCTTCTATGCCCAAAGCGCTCATCGCTGTAGTTCTAGAAATTAACCTAGCTTGATAATTGGTGCGGGTTTCTGCTGTCTCTTCAGGCGTAATATAATTAATTCCTTTGCGAAGTTTTACAGTTGCAAAAGTATCGTTATATTTGACTGGTTCAACGAATCGCAACACTACTTCTAAAATGTTGGCGAATGCATTTTCTATTACTGGTGCTGGGCGATCAAGGGTAAGATTAGCGTCCTGCCTTAATTGCACTCTTGATATTCCTGAAATTGCACCATCACCAGAAGCTAAAATATGCCCTTGATTGAAAGCTAAATATAACCGTGCTGCAAATAAGCCTACAGAACTTACAAAAGTTGAGATATCAATTGGATCGCGGTAGGTAACTCCAGGGGTGGTGTAACTGTTATCGCTTAATTTTATCCCCGACAGGAAAGTAGTTTTCCCTGCCCCCATTTGCAAACCACGCTTGTCTGGAATGAAACGCTGCTTTCCTGGACGGTTAGGATCGTCAACCCATTCACCAGGCGACTGGGCATTGGTGATGACTCGCTCTAAAAACCCTGCCAAATCCAAGTTCCTGCCTAACATGGTCAGGGCTTTGTTGATCGCATTTTGCATTCGCTTGATATCTTTGTTGATAATAGAAGGCGATCGCAATTCATAGATTGTCCAACGCCCACCAAAATCTGACTCCCAGCTTTCTGGCGGACTCTGCTCATTGTTGCGATCGCCAGAATAAGTAACAGTAAAAGTCAGTTTCCCTGTTTCGGGGTCAAGCGACTGAATTTCAGTTCCGCCTTTATAGGTATAAGCAATTTGCTCAATTTCACCATCGTCGTCCCTGTCTACCCTCACCGATCCCAGTGGCGGACAGTGCAACCGAATCTTTTGGTAGAGCTTGGCGTTTGTTAGGTTTTTGTATCGCTTGGGGCGGTAAAGCCGCAAATAACCTCTGCCTGTTACTAACATCTGGGTAACAGCCATTGTCAGGGGGTTGGCATCATCGTCACCGTCTTGCATGGCAATATGCTTGAGCATCTGAGTTATCCAAGTCTGCAATATCTTCTCAGCTTCGATAATTTGGGGCGATCGCTCCTCTGAATCTGGTTTACTCGCCTCGTCGCTGCCAGTATACAAAAACCAATGGGGCATTAAGCCGATCATCGCCGCTACATTGCGATCAACGCACTCTTTAATTAGATTATTTGAAATATATCCTTCTTCAATTTGTTTAGTAATTGTTTCCATCTGCGGTTCGCCCCCCGCAGGTTTTGGTCCCGTCCAAAACTGAAAAGTGTCACCACAATAATATGACCAATTCTCTGTAATTTTATCGGTTTTCGGATTTTCAAACACAATGCTTTTAGTTATTTAATACTTCAACCAATTTGGAATAATCACTTTTTAATTGTCAACGGGACAATCACTGGTGCTGAAGTTTTTGAGGGTATGCTAAGACTGACAAAAATGTTAACTAGGATTCACGTCAACCAACACAACATCAGAGCTAACAACCAAGGTAGTAAGCTACCTGTGATTTCCGTAAAGTTAGCTGATGAAAATATTTATGCAAATCGTGTCGATATTTTAGATGTCGAAGGACGAATAGTGGCGACTGTACTTTACCGCCCAAACCAACCTTTACCCTGCGGCGCTAAAGTCTGGATTGAAACACGCTCAAAGGTAAAAGTTCGCGGGAAAACTGTCCCTGAAATCTAGCCGCAACCCCCTTTCAAGAAGTAAGTGATCTCACGGTCTTAAACCACCACAATTCTTGGAAGCACGAATCAAAACAAATCAGTGACACGACTCATCAATCCATCCTGCCCTTCTGTCTGCAATCGCTGGAAGTTTTGCAGCGCAAAGGTTTCAGTCATAACAAAATGTTGCAAGTTTTCAAATATTGTGTTAAGATCAAGATGTAGCAAAGAATCAACCGCACCAAGGGGAAAGAACATGATTAGATTACAAAGCGAAGCAGTAGAAGTAAGACAAGTGATAGTAGCTTCTGTTGAAGGTGAGTGGGTAGTAGCAGCAATTGGACAAAACGAGAAGTTTTACAGATTAAGTTACGAGGAGCAATTGAGAGTAGAGCAAGCGCTGGAGGTAGTCGAAATGGCGAAGGGTGCGATGATGGCAGGATTTGCAGATGTGGATAGCTTGAAAGATTGGGTCAACGAGCAAGTTAGCGGGATATTGCACCCAGATATGTAGAACCCATCGGGGAAGAAAACTTCCCCGGCATCTTTATTTTTCTTGTTTTCAGTAATAACTAAAAAAGGTTTTGAAATGGCTAAGAAGATTAAATATTTTCACACACTTGCTGCTTACGGAATGCCTGGTGCTGTCGGACATTGCCCAGTTGATCATAGATATACAACAATCCTTGATATTGGGGATTTAGTGTATTTTATGACTTCCAAGAAATATGGGGTTTTGGTTGATCTTCAAGATGGGTTGCGTGGATATTGCATTCAAACATTAGATGGCGAACAAGCTTACTATCGTCGGCAATTTAGATTAGCCGACATTTCGGAAATACCTTATTATCCAAAGCGTAACGAACGAAGGTTTTTTGAGGTTCATATGTTTAACGCAAAAGCGAGGGTGGCTCGTAGCGCCTGTGTGAGTTAGCCCAAGCTTAAAACCAGGAAAATTTTCCTGGTTCTTTTAACTGAATATACTTTAGGAGTGTCAACGATTGGCACTCCTTTTTTGTTTTAAATATTAGTAAATGGCGGAGCTACCCACCATAAAAATCTCTACACTCATGCGGATTAGCTTTACACAAGCGCACTTGACTACATCCTTTTTATTTTATCTCAAAGAGAATTTTTATTCGACTTCCTGCCTTCGCTTGCAAGCATTAAACTACTTGTCGCCGCCCCCGTCACAAAACCAACTGGTATAACTGCGATCGCTATTCCAGGACGAAGCCAAATTGTAATCAAGCATGAAAGTCCGGCACACATTAAGCCTGCCGAGGTAATCATTCTTGTCGTTAAATTTCTCCTTTCTGCTAGTGAGTCGTGCAGTCCGATTTCTGCGAGTGTGGATTGGTTTTCTAACTCCCCCAAGATTCTGTTAATGTCTGCTTGTGCAGCTTTTTCAAGGCGGGCGATCGCATCTCTATCTTTAGCAACTGAACTGGTTGCAAGAATTGTTAAAGCTTCAGATAGTTGTCTCATATTAATCAGGTTATAAACTTTCCAGAATATTGAGTGCGATTTGCAATTCAGCAATCTTGGCTGTGGTGAGCGTTTTGATTTGTGCCATCATGCTTTGAAATTCAGCCTTATCAAAAGGTTTCTCTTGGCTGCTTTCATAACACTCTACAACCACATTAATAAAGGCTGTGGGATGCCAGTCGTCTTGCCCATCTACAATTATCAAAAATTCAAGCTGCTGCCGACTTAGTTCTAACAACTTATCTGCCCTTCTTTCTAAATAAAGAAACCAGAAATCTACCTGTTCGCAAAAATATTACCCAAAACCAAAACTTGAATCTTAACCGCCAAGCCAACGACGGGACATTGTGGTTGTCCAATCCGCCCAATTGCTTCCAGACTTTTGTATAGTGGACACTGTTTGGGCGATCGCTCCGCCCATAAACGTTATGGTGGCAGTTTTCACAAATCGGAAAGGCATCATAACCGATAATTTCCCGACCAGATACAGTTGCTCTGGGGCTGTGAAACAAGAACATTCCCAGAAGCCGTCTAACAAAACTGCGCCTGTACTTAACGTGGTGAACAACGGCGGCTCTCCCATGCATGGGATTGCAAGTACAAAATGGCATTAAACGCAGTCCCCTTCTACAGGTGAGCCGCCAGTTTTCGGCGTACTCAAACGTGGTTTTACTTGGCATTTTTATCAGCTTTCTTCTGCCTAGCGACTTCAATATTGATGCGGAGTGCTAGGCGTTCTGCATCTTTGTCTGATAGAGGCTCTGCGCTCAAGCTTTGCAGTTCTTGGGCGTTCGTCACTTCCTCAACCGGAGTCAAAAGCTCTCTCAAAAATCCAAACATTATTGATTCTCCCTTTCTAACATTGCTGACAATTCGCCGTTGTCGTAGTTGTCAACAAGCCATTTGAACAGCGTTTTTCCATGAACTGAGTACGATCGCGTTGGATGCTGTTTGTTCTCCGCGCACTTCAAAACAGTTCTGATAATTTCTCGCGGAGACATCCCATCATTTACTCGATTGCGAATATCGTTGAACAAAGATTCTGCTGTGGTGTCCGGGTAGAAGTCCCCGACTTTGCGAATCGTCCAAGTAAAATCAATATCAATCTCTTCACTGTTAAATAACCGTTCATACTCCTTATATTCAGGGAGCAAATCTGGAACGATGCCAAGAATAAATTCTCCGGTGTCGGCGTTCGACGAGAGGATCATTGGGCGCTGCTCTTGCACGGACAAAGCTTTAGCTTGCGGGAAAACACCTCGCATCCGTTCGCGCTCTTTGGCATCAGCAATTACATGCTGGTTGGCGATCGCTTGGCTAATAATTTCGTAGTTACCTTGGTTTTTCGTGGTATTTCTGAATGCTTGATACATCAGAATTACGCCTGATCGCCCACCTTTAGAAGACAAGAATTTCAAATCATCCATGTTAGATGACTGGGTTCCGACATAGCCCGCAACGTTTAACTCACGACCGTTGAAAACAATTTCTGCCATCCCAGCATTGAAAGCGTCGCCCAGAGGGATTTTCTGATAAGCTCCCGACTCTTCTGGGTAGCGGACAATCTTTTTACTGAGCGACGAGCTTAATAGCTTTTGCTGAGACATAAAATCGTCCAGTATTAAAATTACTGGAGAATCTTGGCAATATTCTTCTCTTTCTGACTTGGGTAGCGATGCTCGTTTGCGTAATTCTGTAATCACCTCCAGCAAAATGCTGTAACAAATATCAGAATCTGCGTTGAGCCGCCCGACTATTGCTCCAGAGAAGCTGTCGTTTTTCATGGCGATCGCATAGAGCTTTACTCGATCACCAAACCGCTTTTTCTTCCTCCCAAGGACAACTCCAAGCGAAACAGACTTCCCTGCTCCTGGCGTTCCCAAAAAAATCATGCTCTGACTGGTATCGATTAACCCATCAATTGCTCTTGTACCAGCAGCGATAAGCGAGCTTAAGGCAGTGCTATCAACGACTATGGGGGAAATTGTGTCTTGGACAGTATCCTGCGTTTCCTGTCCAATTGCCACGGGACTAGCTTCTATTGCTGCGGTGGCTGCAATAGTCGCCTCAATCTGGACAGGCGGTTTTTCAGCTAAAATCTGCTCTGCCAATTCAGGATTGTTTTCCAGCAGCAGCATGGCGTACCCATCAAGCAGCTGCTGCTCAAAATCCTTGAAACGGATATCTGCCGCCAAAACCAGTTTCTTTTCTTCCTCCTCGGAAACAATTGCCTGTCGCTTCTCTTCAAGCTCGGCATCGATTTCCTCCTGTCTTGCGATCGCACTCAATCCCTCAATTTCTAAGCCAGAGATAACGTATCCCCCAGCTAAAAGCGCCATTGCTACCAATCCAAGTGACAGCCGCATTTTGCCATTCCCTGCTAAGACAATTGCATCCTGCGCTGTCTTGGAAGGACGAAGATCAATAGAAATCGCAACTCTAGTACAGGGATTTGTCGCTGCATCACAATAGGCTAGACGCGAATTGAAGTATCCAGATAAGCTGCCGATTGCTGCGATCGCTCCACAAATAAAAAGCCCCGTACTAGCGGGGGCATAAAGTTTACGTAGCATTTATTTCATAAAAACTAAAAGCAACATCATCGCTACTAGCACCCCTAACCCAATAAAGCCAACTTGCCATGTTGGCAAAATCAAACTGCCCAAGGTGATTGGATTGCTCAACAGCATGAACAACACATCCCAAAAAGCAACAATACTCAAAGCCATTGCTAACCCGCTCAACCGCCGAAGCATTAATGTCTCTTGGATTGCATCTTCAGGCGGAATTAAAAGAAGCCAGCCGGCGACCGACAACTTCAAGGCAATGTAAATAATCCACCCACCCACCAGCAACCGGGAAAAGTGGGCAGCGCTCACACCAAGCGCAAACCAAAATCCATAGGCACTGCCGAAATGCACGAGCTTAACCATTTTCAGACGTTTTGATATCTTCGTCATCGTTTACTTCCCTGACAAAAATTCAAAAACTGAATTAGCTGCCGTGCCATTTTTTATGCCGCTTTCAGGGACAGCCGCCGACTTTGTTGGGGCGAATGCTTTCGGGCTGGTCGTTCCATATTGCATCAGCCGCCGCAATCTTGCCCTGGTGTCCAGGACTGCAACCATTTCTACAGGTTTTTCATTGGGTTCGGTTTCAGCTTTGGCTGTCTCCTTATCCTTATCAGCTTTGAGCTTTTTAGCAGCCCTTTTCAAAGCCGCCTGTAGCTTATGCTCCTGAAGCTCAATGTGGTTGCCAACTTCGTTATCAATTTGCTCAACAGCCGTTCTGCTCTCCGCCGCCAGTTTCTTTTGATTCCCTAAAATATCTTTGTGAGCAACAAAAATATCAACAACAGACTGATCAACTTTCTCAATGCCTGCTACCCCTTGCTTGACACAGCGATTCACAAATTCGTGATATTTGACTATCCCACTGATATAACTTGTCAAGTTCTGCTCGATCGCAGGCAAGTTATCCAAAAGGAAATTTAACTGATCCAATTGGTCAGCCATCTGCCCAATTTCGTTGGGAGTCATCCCCGGCAGCGTCGTTAAGAAGTCCCCAATCCCAAAATAGCTATTTAGTAGCCCCTGCATTTCGGGCGCTGAATCAAAGGATTTTATCAATCCAGTGACTGACGGCGCGATCGGAGTATTTGCCCTGTCAGTGGTGCTTTTCGATGTGTCAGGGGCGTCATAAACTGACGAATTTCTATTGTTGTGCTTGACAAGTGCGCTCTTAAAAGCTGAAGCAAAGCTATTTGGTTTATCTGCCATTTTTATCTCCTAAGCAGAACGCCTTTAATTAACCCTTCAGATTCTGCTTTTTGGCGCTCAAGTTGAGCGCCGCAAGCAGCATTATCTAATTCCTTGCTTTGAATCTCCTGCTTCAGGCGGGCGTTGTCCGTCCAGAGAAAGGTGATCGTTGCTGCGATCGCTAGCATTCCGAACAGGTCGGTCAGGGTAAATTGTTGCTTTTCCGCCATTATCCCTAGCCCAAAAACTACTTGCTACATAGGCAGAAAAACCCCCTCCAGCAATGCCCAAAACTACCAATACCCAAAGCGTGATGTCGAGAAACTTAGTAATTTTCTTCATATAAAACAACGTCACTATGGTTTGGGCTTGTCGCTGGGCGCTAGGGCTTTCGGAGGTTTGTTGTGCCACTCTGTCAGCTGTTGTACTTGCTCCCCCAACGCTGCTAAAGTCCCTTGCTCAAAAGATTTGAACATTGCCGGGGCAATTCTTCCCATATCTCCCGCAGCGCTACGGGTCAGCACTTTTTGCATTATCCGAGCGCCTCGAAGATCGAGAATGTGCTGGGCAACTGCTTCATCGTAGGCTTCAAACTGATCATCCATCTGAAAGCCGGCTTCTTGTCCTGTTTGCTCAGATTGAGTTTCAGCCGGCTTGGCAGCACCTTTAGCGGCTTGTTGTGCATTCCTGTATCCCATAAATTTCCTCCATTCGTTCGTGAATTTTGTCTACAGCAGTCTCGTACTGAAAGCGCTTTACGAGCTTCCGAAATTCAAATAAAACCCGCATTGATTCTCTAGTAAACCCTTCATTTTGAGGCTTAAAATCAAAGCCTCTAGGTTTAACTTTCATCGGTGTAAGGCAAGACAAATCTCTTATTAAAGTGGTGTTAGCTCCTCCATACAATTTTCGGCACATGGGTTCCCTTAGCAAATAATCAACCTCTTCTGGCAATACGTCATCAAGAGTTTTATCTGCCCACTCCAATAGATAAATGTCTTGCCACGACCGCGCAGAACGAACCCACAATTGAGCCACAGATTCTTTCACAATCAATCCATAAAAAACCCACGACTCTAACAATAAAAAAAAACGCCTGATGGCGCTATAAGATTGTGGGATTTTCCACAGCTATTTTTGTTTAATTTGGCTTGCCAAAACTGCGATCGTCAGATCGGAACAACCTTTGTAAAACCAGTCTCTAACTGTTGACAAAGCTGGCGGTTGTCCTCCTGTAGAAGCCAGGAAGTCTTTGATAACTGGCAGGATCAAACGCGAGGAAGTAGAGATGAAATCCCGTTCTTCTGGGTAGTACCTGCCTCCTAAACCTTCTTTTTCTAGTAGCTGCCCTGCTATCTCTTGCAGCTTTTCCTTGTTTCTTGGGCTGTGACAGCCACCTGTGCCGCTACATGGCTGTGCCTTAGCATCATCAATTTGTGCGATCATGAATTTGCCTCCAAGCTTGATTTGGGGGAACTGCCTACGGGTGGGAAGCGATCGCAGTACCCTCCACAGGTGCGATCGCTTTTAAATCCGATTATAGGGTAAAGACGTAAAAGGGCAAAACCAAAAGTTGAATACCAATCTATCGGCTAGCTGCTACAGCTTGGTCGGGTTCCCAAATAATTGCCCAGTCTTCAGGGCGCGAGATACCTATTCGTACCTCATCCCCTAAATAATTTCTGCACAGGTAATAAGAAGTGGAGTATCTGCATTTACAAGAGTCAGGACGGTACAAGGTGTATTCAAAGTTTTCAACTTGTCCATCCCTCGCTAACAATTCTTTTAGCTGGAGATATTCAGGATTTAATCGCGTAAAGTCGTCGTAATCCCGCCGCCACGAGAGACGGTAGTTGTAACCCGTCCAGTCTTTACTGTCCCAACAAGCACGACTCGGCAATAGCAAATCATTAGTGTGGTGGCAAATATCTCTACCGGCTTCCGGGTTTTCTGTCTGCGTTCGCCGCCCCTGTGCATCTCTAGTAATGTTTGAGGTAACGACCACAATATTCCCGGCAAGCCTTTGCTCTATCAAAAACTCGTGAATGCGAACATAGTCGGCACCGAGTAGATTAGGGTTTACTTGAGAGTTATTTGAATTCATTTTTATTCCTGTATTTTTTTCAGCCATTGCTGCCGGGACACGATAAGGTTTGTCTACGCATCCAGGGAATCGAACGATAGCCGCAAGGCAGTCAAATTTCATAGCACTGATAGCTAAATCATCAGTGCCAAATTCAATTAAGTTATCTGCTGCTCCTTCGTCGGGTGCTTCCAATATCAATAGCTCACGGCTGTATTTAATTTGCCAGCCTGGAAGCTGCAAGATTTGTTGAATATCGACTTTATCCATGCCGACACTCCTGCTTGGAAGGAAATAAACGATCACACCACTGCATCACTACCTCGGTCTGGACATCCAGTTTCCTGGACAATTTGACAATTTGCGAGTTACTTGGCCTTTGAGTGGCTGACATCAAATTTGCAATTTCGTTAATTACGTCTTCCTTGGACTCGCCGTTTATTACGCTACCAATGTAGCCACGGATGTCTGCTGACATTTTGATATTCTTGTCAAAGCAGATTTTGTGATACTTGTTTTTCTCGTCCGGCGGCAAGAATACCTTAATGCTGGCTAGCTTGTCATTTTCCTCATCCATGTTTTACCCCTTTGCCCTTATACCCTTTTGATCGTAGAGTAAGAAAGGGTTGAGCGCAATTTTTTTGCTTACCAAGTAAAAGCTTTAACAAGCAATGCTGATCTCCTTTACTGCCGCCTCCAAAGGAGCCATGCTTACACACAAGAACAAGTGGAGTTTAAAATGCCGAAAGACGTTGAATCAATCTCCGTAGCATCTCTTCCTTCTATGCCGATATCTGAAAGAAACAAGTTACCTTACATAGCTGCTGTTTATTTCGCTATTGATGAGAACCAAGAAATTCACTATGTTGGGCAAACAACAAATCTTAGGGGCAGAATAGCTAGTCATCATAAACTTGCAGATTTCCGAAGCATGAATTTAGCGATCGCGTGGATGCAAGTTAGCGAAGTTGAGACTTTAAGAGTGACTGAAAAACAACTTATTGAGTACCACAAGCCTAAGCTCAACAACCAATTACAAGAAAAATATCCTGGCTCTCAAATAAAAATAAGCTTAGGACACCGCAGAGAAATAGTAGATTGGATAGCAGAACACGATGGTCGCTCAGTGAGCCAAACAATATGTTTGTTGCTTGATATATTTCTAGATAAATATGACGAGATTAACGAAGCCGGGAAACAAGAAAAAAGAAAATTTATCGATATGTCCCAAAGATTGGGAGAAAATGCTACCGCAGGATTTTTATTAAAGCAATTTCTTAAGCAAGAGTTTTCCGAAGATGGTTTTTTGAACTTACTAAAAGTAACGAATATTAACCCCTGCGCTGATTTGGTTGAATCGTTTTCACTCAATAATGTAGAAGCAGGAGAGCAAAACGATGCAACCTAATGTGTAATAACCGCCAAGCCATTTACCACTTGCGATCGCGTTAACTCAAAAATGTGATCGCTACAACAAATCCAGAAAAATTTTCCTGGACGCGATAAGCCAAGCTAATACCAATCTCAATACCCTTTGAAAATGAAACACCCAAAGATAGCCAGCTATCAACTGTTGAGTGAAGTAAACCCCGATGTAATTCTAGAGTTCGCCATTTCAGGGACTAAGCCCGACAAAGCCGAGCGTGGATGGCAACTGAGTATAGACACACCAAACTATGCCTATTACGAGAAGTGGATGAGCAAATACAGTCATTCGAGTATGACCTACTTTGAGTGCGAACAGGCTGTGAAAGAGTTAGGCAGACTGTAGGGAAATAGAAACGCGATCACACTCTCTGCCAACTATATCAGCGATCGCGTTAATTCATCAGGAATGCGATCGCAACACCAAATCCAGGAAAATTTTCCTGGATGCATAATTTTTAAAAGCCATGTTCGACAGACCTATTTCTCAAGCTCAAGCTACCAGACTTTGGACGATCGCTAGAGTCGAATTGAAATTACAAGATTGCGAAGTTAGAACAGTACTTGCAGAGTTTGGAGTCACTTCCACAAAGTTCATCCCGGCTTTTCAATACAAAAATATAATGGAACGCCTTGCGGAATGTGCCTGTGCTAAGTTTTAGTTGGCGCGATCGCATTAATTGCTCAAAAATTGGATCGCCATTTAATTTTTACCAAATCCCTTGGAAGTGTGTTTTGTCTCTGGCGAAATAAGCCCAGTTGTCTGAAGGTAACGCTTAATGTCTTCCTCATCGCGCCCTGCAAAAACTAATTGCTGATCTGCTGGATTGGTAATTTCAGTTTGAGCGCTGAAACCCCAAAAGGGTGTAGTTCTAAATTTCTGCATTACGCTTTGAGCGATTGGTAAAACAACCAACTTATCAGGAGTAACGCCATGCTTTGCATCTAAAAAAGGAACTATGCGCTGTTCTAAAATTTTAGGATTTGCAGCGATATCTTCTGGCTTTTTGAAATCACCCATATACAAGATTAGCCCAAATAATTCAGGATGGTCTGTATATCCAAAATCGAAGAAAATCGGCTCATGATTGAACTCCAAACGGTTTAGATTTGTTTCCGTCAGTCCAAACCCATACATGGTGCCTTCTGCCATCTTGGCAACAAATTTAATCATAACCAGATAAACAAGATTTACTTTTGAACACCTAATAAGTATAAACGACTGCCAGTAGTGTGAAAACCGTTATTTCCCCCACTACAAGCAGCCGGACTCGTTAACTCCAGGAAAATTTTCCTGGATGTGCCCAAACATAAATTACCTTTAATCATTGGAAACTTGAGTGTGTCAGTATTAAGTTTTACTAGCGCGATCGCACACTTTATCATGAAGGTAATCCAAGCTCTTGCTCGCTATTTTCCAGATAATTGTGGAGGCATCCAAACGAACCTTGAGGACTTGTTACCAGAATTGCATTCACACGATATTGATATCCAAATAGCAGCAGCAAAATTAGGTTTAAAAGAAGAGAGTTATAAATATAACGGCGTAGAAGTTTACCGATATCCTGTGTTTCCTACGCCCAAAGCAGAACCGAATCATGGGCAATTCTTTCACGGTAAATTTGAATATTTTGCTAATTGGTTGGCTAGCCGAAAAGCCGACATTTACCATCAGCATCATTGGGAGGTGTCTTGTGGGTTGCCTCATTTGCGATTGGCCAAAGGGCTGGGCATGGCAACAGTCGTAACGGTTCATTACCCCCGCCCTTTGTGCCAACGAACTACATTGATGTTTGATGGACATCGGGATTGTGATGGCAAGATTGATGTTGTGCGGTGTTCAAAGTGTGCTGACAGTCTAAGCAGAAACTTATCTGATGCAATGGTTAAAAACCTAAGTCACTTACCCTTGGATATCGTTAGTCGTCTACCTCTGCCAGAGAGTGCATACCTTCCATCGTCTAGCAATGCTGGAAGATTAGGGAAGTTTGCCCGTCCTTTCGTAGTACCTAGTTATGCTATTGCCCGCCAAGAGAGCTTGCTAGAAATGGCACATTTTGCCGATCGCATTGTAGTAGTCTGTGATTGGCTTTACAAAGCTCTACTTATCAATGGCGTGTCTAAAGAAAAGCTTGTGCTTTCTCGACATGGGATTTCTTGCACTGCACAAGAACCACCATCAAAAAAGCAGCAATCAGCCTCTCTAAAAGTAGCTTTTTTAGGGCGATGGGATGTGCATAAAGGGATCGATATTCTCGTGCAAGCAGTCAAAAACCTACCGTCTTTTGTCAATATTAAATTAGATATCTATGGAATAACGCAAGATGAGCGATACCGTCAGCAAATTGTTGAGTTGATTGATAGCGATCGCCGTATTCGCATAAACGATCAGCTAAACAGAATTGAAGTCTCAAAAACGTTAGCTAACTACGATTTGCTGGCTGTGCCTTCTCAATACATGGAAACCGGGCCAATAGTAGTATTAGAAGCCCACTCGCAAGGCGTTCCTGTCATTGGCTCTCACTTGGGAGGAATTGCCGAACTTGTAAAACATGGCGTTGATGGTTGGCTAGTGGCGGCTAATGATACAAAAGCTTGGACTCAAGCTTTTGAGCGATTGGCAACAGATGCTAATTTACTGCGGGAGTTACGCAAAAATATCAGACCAGTTCGGAGTGTAGCCGCGCAGGCTGCGGATTTAGTAGCTTTATACAAGAGTCTAAATAAGTCTTAGAACACACTTTTATCAAATATGGAAATTCAACCCGATAACATCGAAATACTTACCGACTTACTCCATCAGTGGAAAAGAAAAATGGCAGCAAGCGTGATTTTTAAACCTCTAGAAGTTGCACTTGCTGCTGAAAGATTTGCTAGTGAAATTAGGGAAGAAAGCTTGCAGTCCAATGGTGTTGACTATCAGTTTCATCAGAAAGATTAATTGGCTCACTGGATTGCACTACTATCTTGGCATTGTCGCCAAAAACATGACGAAGCACCCAATCCATTGGAGGATTTCCAAGATTCCCTTTACTTTGATACGCGGCGATTATTTGCGGATTTTTAGATGCAGCATCAACCACACATAGTTCAACAACCGAAAAACCAGAAAAACCAGAAACATTCATAAAGCCACATTTACTCCAGACATGACATGAATAAACTCGCCAAAAAACTTTACCAATCTGCCGTTGCAGCTATTGAAGAACAAGAACTACCCAAATGGGAGGCGCTGCCCCAAGAATTTAGAATACGCTTTGCTCGACAGCTAGAAGAAGGATTGCAAAATCTGTTTAAAAAAGCTTGAAATTAGCACATTTCTAAAAACTATATTCTATTCTCCCGTATTGTTGTCGAAGCCGGACAATCGCTTGATTTTGAATCTGTCGAACTCGCTCTTTGCAAAGATGTAACCTTTCTCCAATCTGGTCTAAAGTGAGTGCTTTATCTGAATTTATTCCATATCGCAGACTCAACACTTCCCTTTGTACGGCAGTCAGAGAAGACATTATACTCTTGAGATTTTCACGCAGTAATTCTTGATCAACGGACTCTACAAGTGACTTTTCATCCGCTTCCAAAAAATCACCTAACTCTGAGTCTTTATCTTTGCCGATGCACAAGTTCAAAGAAACAGGGTGATTAGAATATTTCAGGCATTCTCTTACCTTCTCCTCACTTAACTTTGTTGCCTGAGCGATTTCCACAACTGTAGGGAAGCGCCCCCATAACTGGAATAATTCTTTTTGAATTCGCCTTACCTTGTGGAGTTTTTCAACTAAATTAACTGGCAAACTTATGATCCGAGATTTCTGCGCGATCGCTCTTGTAATCCCCTGCCGAATCCACCAATAAGAATAAGTCGAAAACTTGTAACCCTTGCTTGGGTCGAACTTTTCTATACTGGCATACAACCCTAACGACCCTTCTTGAATTAAGTCAATAAGGTCTATATTAAAGTTCTGGTATTTTTTGGCGATTGTTACCACCAGTCGCAGATTCGCAGTCGCTATACAGTTTTTTGCTCTCAACCCCCTGTGCCGAATTAGCTCCATCTCTTTTTCTGTGATTCCAAGAAAAATTGAGAGTTCATCAGCGCTTGGCTTTCGCCCCAGCTTCAATGCTAAAGCTTTTGTTTGTCGTTCAAGCTTTACCATCGCCTGTACTTGCTTGGCGTAAAAAATCTCTTCCTCTGGGGTCAATAAAGGATAACGACCAATTTTTTGTAGATAGCTTTTAATTAAATCGTTAGGCATTTGTAGAGATTTTAAATCAACAATCTCTACTTTAAAACAGCATTGATATTTAGAAAGAATTAGTTTTCTAACATTAACGTCCAGGAAAATTTTCCTGGACGCTCTGACTCCAGACTAAGAACGCGCTATTAGCCCCAAACACCATTGAGTCGTGTCTTTGTCGTCTTTCATTACATAGAAGCCCCAGTTGTTAGCAATCGGGGAACCGCCCTCATTACTAGATTCAACTGTGGTCTGAAACCTGTAACTAGGACTATCCTTGGTTCCTTGTTTCGTGACCCCTAGAATCTTATAGGTTCTAGGAGAAATCAGCGACTGTTGTAAAGACCCAGCTTGAGAACACCAGCGATCGCTCCCGTCTGACCCTTGATTTATGGCAGCATCAAAATAAGCCTCCAAGAACTTCTTAGCTGATTCCTCCTCCGAAACTGGTTTGGGACTAGCAGTTATTTCTGCTTTTGGTTGGGGTACACTTGCAATAGGTTCTGATGCTTGCTGGGCGGTTGGAGCTGATCCTTGACAACCGCTCAACAAAAAACTACAAAGCACTAAAGTTATCAGTCTTTTCATATTCCCTCGAAAAACTCTTTCTCAGTTTGCCCAACTAGGAAGAGAGATTTCGGTTTTAAGAATTTTCAGTATTTTTGACTTCCTCAATCCCGGCAGCCATTGCTGCTTCTGGGGTTTGAAAGCTTCCACTCAAATATTCATCGTCGGCAAACTCCTTAAATGACGCTACGCCGCCACCATAGGCAAGCGAAAAAGAATAGCGGTTCGGGTCTACGGGACAATACCAAACACTAATATAATGTTCGCCTTTCATTGAGCCACGCCTCAAATAATGACTGCCCACAGCTAAAGGCTTTTTTGGTTGTTTGGACTCCCAGTGATGCCGACAGTTTTCACAATGAACTGTCAGGCTTTTTAGGTCTGTTCGATAAGTGCGTAGGCATAGCCCGCCGCAGGCATCGCTTCCACAATTGGGACAGTTCATAATCCATGCTATCGACCACCAATCCTTTAAACCTATTCTTAAATAAAGGCAATCAATAAGGGTGGTTTTCGCAGTATTCTTCGTACTGTTGTTCAAGGTTTTTTTCTAGTTGGCAAGTTTCCAGTATTTCGGCATCACACAAGTTACAGCAAGCTCCGGCGTGATTCCATGAAGAGGTAAGCTTGAATTCAAATCCGGGTTCTAGCTCGCCCTCTTCGATAATTTGTTCACACCAGGGGCATTCAATACTCATATTTCGTTCATGATTGGAAAATCTTCAGTTCCGGGGTATACCGCTATCCTTTCAAGCTTCGCTCCGTCTTCAATCGTAAAAATACTTTCTACAGCAGCGATGCACTGCGCCTCATCAACAAAAGGGCCTCTTATATGAAAGATTCCGTCTGCCATAACAAAGTAAACTCCGGCAGGATAATCTTTTTTAAAGAGCTTTGAACACTCATCGCTTGTCCAAATATCGAATGAGTATTTGTAATTAGCGTGAGTAGAGTTACCTCCTTTAAAAATGGCTGCGTACATAGCTTCATCTTGTTCCGTATTTGAACCTTTGTAGCCTCTCCCTTTGTCCTATCTGGGAAAGTTCTATGCGGAGTGACTTCTCAGAATCGCTCCTGTGCAACGCTTTGACAATCTGCCAGTATTGATAAAACTGAACTTCTGATATAAGTCCTTCGCTCAGTTTCTTTCTTAATGTTTCTTCTTTTTCGTGTAAGAACAATTCCCTGTTGTTAAGCTTTTTGGGCGCTTTCACGGAAATTGTGTAACTCAACTTTAGATTTGTTTTTTGCATTGTGCGCGGCATACCTTACCCTCACTAAAATGGCACAAACTCGTAGTCGCTCCAATCTACGTAGGAATAATTGTCAGTCCATGCAATCAACAACTTCAGTTTGGACAAGGGTAACTTTTCACAAAACCAGAAATGGCAATCGTGAGGGAAATTAATACCCCTAGCTGGGTATTGACCAATTCTGACAGTTAATTTGTAAGGAGATGTCATAAGCTTTATCTGCCTGCGATCGCGCAGTATCGTTTCTGAAGGAAGCTACAGAGGATTGATGGCAGAAAAATCAATCACTTGCCATCCCCTTCAACTGGAATGTATGTCAGCAAGTCACCCGGCTGACATTTTAACGCTTTACACAACTTGGTAAGCGTCACCAGTTCTAATCTGTCAGGTAGGTTATTTTTAAGCTTACTAATTGTACCGGGATGCATCCCGGTGATTTTTGCTAGTTCTTTATAATCTATCCCTCTGTCAGCCATTAGAACAGGAAGCCGCCAGTCAAAAAAACTTGCATCTACGGTTTCTGTGCATTGCTGAAATAATTGTATCTCTTGCCTTTTACGCCTTCGTATTTGAGCGGCTTCAGCATGAATTTCCCACATACCATACTGTGGAAAATTCAAGTTAAGAGCAGGCTTAAGCTTATCAATCCAGTATCCCTCTCGACATATCAACATATCTTCGTCGCATAACTCAATAACCGAGAATTCAAAACTTTCACATCCGTATTGATGCCACGCGTTAGTCAAAAGATAATTGTGGTGATTGCTAGAGCTAAGTTGCT